AGGTACGACAATGGTGCGCAATTGATGCTGTGGCTTGTCTTCACACGTCGCACATACCAGGAGACGCTTATTGATCAGACCTGCGCCTGCATAATCATGCTGCCAGCGAAGATCGACATGGTTATGCTGGAACCCACAGCGATCGCAGATAGCAAGCGCCTGGGGGCTTCTCGAACTAATGCGCGCATGCTTACCCTGCCTGGACGCATAGCTCATCTGTAGTACCCCGCTAATTGCGGTGTAATGTACGTGTTGCCGTCTTCAATGTTTTGCTCAGAGGCAATGTTGTAGGCTTCATCAGCCGCCTGCTTTAATGCAACCGCCTTATCTGGAGCCCAGATCATCGCCAGGCGTGCAGCAACACCAAGCGCAAATGCTTCCAAGAAATACATCGGGATAAACGGACCGCCTGCGCCCTGTAATTGAGCTGCCGGCAATTGTTTCATGTAGTAATAATTCAGCGTCAGATTGTCGTATTGCGGCGTCGGCCAAATGTAGAGCTGACCATCCAGAGGCTCTGTAACGCGTGTATCGAGCGTTTGCGTGATACGCGTATCCTTAACCTGGGTCACGCGCGTGTCGCGGTTTGGCTCAAGCAATTGATTGAACCAGTAAACCGTCGGAAAGCCTTGCTGCTTCTTATTCGGATAGCTCGCATACTCTGTCCGGCTAATCGGCATGATAATGCGATCAATCGTTGCACCGCCGCCATCAGGCTGCGAGACATATGTATCGAGTAAGCCAACAATGTCGTCAGGCAATTGATACATGCCATCGCCCTTAACGAGCGCAATAGACTTCTTCTGTATCTGCCAGAGATTGATGCCTTGCGCTGACCAGCGCGACAGCAACATATTCGTTGCCATGCGCGCAGATTCAACATGCTCTTGAACGAGCGACGATGGACGCAACCCAGCAAGCTGAAAAGCATACAGCGTTAAATCAGCAACAGATGGGTTTATCGCATTCGTCGCCATGTTGTGATCAATACTCGATAATCACAACGCCGCCACGACCAACGTAGCCGCCGCCGCCGCCTGAGTTGTTTGCTTCGCCAGCACCACCCGCGCCAGTGCCATAACCAGAGGAAGGAAAAGTGCCGCCAGCCGAACCTAAGAAAGAACTACCGCCAGCGCCACCAACAGTTTTTGCGCCTTGTGGCGTATTAACACTCAGTCCCGGCAAACCATTGCCGCCGGAAATAGCGTCAAGATTGAACATTACTGTGCTGTCAAAGCCCTCGGTTTTTGGTTGACCGCCATCTCCCGGTTTTGTGAAGCCTTTCTTAGCGCCATCTTGGACATAGCCAGTTTCGCCGCCTTTGCCGCCCTCGCAGTAAAGATACGATGACGCCTTACTCGTAAGACGGAAATAACTCTGTGTGCCATCGCCAGCATTGTTGTAATTGGAACAACCCACGCCAACCTTAAACGCATCACCAGCCTTAAACTTGTAGCCGTAGAACATTGAACGGGCATAAGCACCGCCGCCGCCGCCAGCGCCGCCGGAACCTTCGTTAGCATTTTTTGACCAGCCGCCACCAACACCGCCGCCGCCAACAACAGTCACTCGGAAATATTCGACGCCCTCTGGCAGCGTCCAATCATATTCCTTTTGAACGTAAGTGTTATTTTCAAAAACCCTGCGGTTTAAGAAGCCAACTGCGTCAGTCGTGTTAATCACGCCATTTGCGTCAACCTCTAAGCCCTTGCCGATTTGAACAATGCCGAGGCTTTCCGTTGTCGCAATCGCAGGCGTAACAACACCCTTGTTCACGTTAAGATTGTCACCCGCAATCATCAGACCAAGGTTTGACTTGTCAGCCGTCTTAACGCTGATGACGCCCTTGCTATCTACGTCGATGTTGCCGCCAACTTGAACAACGCCAAGCTTCTTGCCCGTTGCATAGCCAATTGCATCAACAAGCGAACCAAATGCAACGCTAACAACTTCGCCAACGACATTAGTAACAAATGGCAGGAAGCCTGCTTTGATATTCGGGCCATTGGTGAAGGCCAAGTCATAGTCAAGGCTATCGTTAGAAATGCCGAGACGATACTTGCCGGTCTTATCGAGGATCGTAACCTGACCGCCGAATGTTACCTCTTCGCCAGTTGGCTTGCCATTCTCATCCATCGTTGGCTGAACGCCGCCAAGAACGAGATTGCCGTTACGGTTTTCAGCCGTATAGCTTGGAATGATCTTGCCAGTGTCATCATACTGAACGACCGCAAATGGACGGCCAGTAAATGGCTTGCCGGAGATCAGTCCGCTTGGCGACACCGTGAAATTGTCATCCGGCATAATGCCGCCGACAACACCGTCAGCCGCAATAGATGGCGGGTAGACATCAGGCTTGCCAACAATTTCTGTCCAATATGGCGCCGCAGACTCTGTGCCTAATGTGCCATCTTCTTGGATTGTCAGACCATTGCCCACCTTGATCGCGCCGAGCGTAAATGGAGAGGCAATCGGAATATCAATCGCAGCCGCATTGATCGTGCCATCTGGATCAATCGAGATATTCGTGCCGGACTTGACGCCACCAACAACAGATGAAGACGCAATAACAGGCGGGAAATATTCCGGCTTGTCCGTGACCTCATCCCAAGCAGGAGGCGTCGTGCGAACAGAAATTTCGCCAGCCTCAGTGATCGAAACACCGGGACCAGCAATCACACCGCCAAGCGTGTCATTCGTTGCAATCGCAACCGGGAACACCGCAGGCTTATCAAGAACCTCATTCCAGTAAGGCGCAGCCTGCACAGTGTTAATCGTGCCGTCTGCCTCGATATTGATACCAGCGCCTTCCTTAACGCCGCCAAGCTGTTTGTCAGATGCAATCGGAGGCGTGAACGTGGCAGGCTTGCCAGTAATGTCGTTCCATGTCGGAGCCGCGCTGCTTACGCTGATAACGCCAGAGCCGTCGATATTAACGCCCGTTCCAGCAATAACACCACCCAATGCAGACTTCGTTGCAGGAGCCACAGGGAATGTTGCAGGCTTGCCAGTGACCTCTGCCCATGTTGGTGCCGTTGCTTGCGCTGACAATGTGCCATCGGGCTGAACATTCAAACCAGCGCCGACCTTAAACCCGCCAAGCTGATCTACGCCACCGATAGCAACAGGGAATGTTGAAGGCTTGTTAGTGATCGCTGTCCAATCAACTGAACCACCACCGCCATTGGCGCTTAATACGCCGCCAGTAACCGTCAGGCCGCTACCGATAGACGTAAATGGCTTGTTGGTGATGTTGCTCCAATCGGTACCGAGCGAGCCTGTCGCTGAAATTGTGCCGTCAGAAGCAATCGTAATGTTGGTGCCTTGCTTTACACCACCCAATGTCGCGCCATTAGCAGGCGTAGGCGTGAATGTCGTTGGTTTATTCGTAATTGCAGACCAATCAACCGATCCGCCGCCGCCCGTAACATTCAATGCGCCGCCCGTGACGGTCAAACCGGTGCCGATCGTGTCAAAAGGCTTGCCAGTAACATTTGCCCAGGCAGAACCAAGCGTTCCTGTAGCGCTGATTGTACCGTCAACATCAATTGTGATGTTTGTACCGGCTTTAACAGTGCCGAGCGTGCTATTATTCTTGCCTGGAGCGCCAATATCGTCGCCGTTTAACACGACAGTTGGTCCAGGCTTGCCATTTACGGTCGTAACGGTCGCATTCGGTTGAGGACCGGCTACATTTTTGACTTCGTCGGACATTTAGAGCTCCAAATTGCAAGAAATCTGCAAAAAACGCGGTTATTTTCGATCAGTAAGTGACATTGCCGGTCTGTACGAACGTCGCGCGGAGCGATCCGTTACCGGAATTGAGAAGAATTCGTGCAAAAACGGGTGGCGGATAAACCTGCGCTTGCTGGTTTGTCGAAGCATTCACCACATTTGCGTCAGATGAATCGAACCAAACGACATTTGCTGAGTCTATTGGCGCAACAGGGTCGTTCGGGTCGTCAAATGTTTGCTGCAAGGTGTAATTTACTGTGCCGTTGACGATGATTTGGACGTTGACGTCTCCAACTGTCCATTGATCAAGGCGTACCCATTGCGAAGATGTGCCAGCCGGTGAATTCGCAGGGATGGAAATGTGTATCGGCTGCATAAATATCTCCGTGGATAAGATCGCGGGTGGATTGGAGCCCACCCGCACTCGCTATGCGAGCATCGCTGTCATCGAGCAGCGATTAGTAGTGAGACTGTTTTCCGCGAGGCGTACCAGAAGCAGCCGCAGAGAACACAGCACCGCCTGACTTGCGTGCAGGACGATCCGCGCGCGCAGCGGCTTTGCCGCCTTCGCATTTCATTTCCTTTTTGGAAACTTTACCGCCAGCTTTCTTTTTCACTTTGCCACCCTTTTTGAATGACTCTTCCTTGGACTCAGCTTCAGGAAAGTGATCTTTGCCTTTGTATTCACCCATGATCGTAATCCTTATTCAACGAAGTTAAGCGCCTGCGCATACGTGACGGAGATGTACCCAACGCCTATGCCGGAAGCAGCGCTCTTGGCGTAAACCTGCAAGTCGTTTGGCCCTGTATTCAGCCAAACCATCGCGCATATGTCCGTGCTAGCATTGATCTGCGTAACACCCGCAGCACAGATGCCATCAGTCACAAGTTCATTCGCAGCCGCTGTCACGCCAAGTGATAACTGAGATGCAAAGTCAGTCTCAGCATAAGAACTGATGGCGACGATTGTGCTGTTTGCTGGAATGACAATGTTGATTGCTTGAGCAACGCCAGTTTCAGTGATCTTGGCGACTTGCGTAAGCGTAGCATAACCGCGATTTGATACATCTACACCGACTGTTACGCCTGACGTATCACGGATGCTTCCTGCCGTGATCGGGCCAGAGAAGTGGGTTCTAGGCATTATAAACCTCCTGTGCGAGGGTTGGCCGCGCAGTCTGCACAGCGTCAGCCCGGACTGTCTGTGCGGCTAAATCCCGGGAATATTGAAGACGGGAGCATGAAATCAGAGGCTCCCGCCGTGTTTCTTAGACAGGGAAAGATCCCCAGATACTACGAAAATTGTAATACCCGAACGAATACCGCTCATATCCCTTCACTAAGAGATTATCTGAGACGAAATCGACACTCATGTCAGTTTCGAACTTTACGCGCTCCATGTACGACAGGCCGTCGATGTTGGTGAGCAAGAACCAAGCTGATGGTGACGTTAGGAAGTCTGCCGTCATGAATCCTTCTGGCAAACCACCTGCGGTCTCGACGATCGCGTTGACGTCGTTGTCCGCTGTGCCTGGGCGCAATTGCGTCTTCAAAAGACGAATAGCAGTTGGCTCAAGTGCAGGTGGAACGATCAAGCGACGACCGCGCGCAAACACCTTCAGGCCAGCCTGATCACGGAAGCCCGTACGGATGCCGATCATTGCGTTAAGCAATGTTGCTTCGTTGAGCTGAACGTCCGTTGCAGGACGGTTAGCAACAACGCCACCGTCGATCGGATGGTTGAACGAGCAAAGAGCCTGGCCGTCACCGCCAACCGCTGGGTTATAAACCGTTGCAGTGTTGAGCAAGTTTGCGCCATAGATCTCTTTCGTTTGCGCGAAAGATTCCATCAGGCCCAGGTTGGATGGAGCGAACTGACTCTTGTAGAGGTTATCGTCCACAGCCTTGCGCGTTATACTGTAGCCCAAAGCCAGTTCCGTATGCTCTTGATTATATACGAAACGCTCACCTGACGCATTGTCGAACGCTGTCTGACCGCCTTCGTTTTTCAACTGAGCGAGACCGAGGTAACGCATTTCAGCGGTACGCTCGACAGCCATTTTCGAGTCATGCTTGGTGAAGATCTTGTCGTACTGACTTGGGATCTGCTCGTACTTTCCTTCAATGCCGCGAAGGCCAGGAAGGAGCAGGTCTTTAATCTGCGAGAGATTAATTGACATGTTTCATTCTCCCCTTACGCGATGCCGGTCACAGCGCCGTTATTGCGCGTGATGACGTTGTTGAAGGCGACGATCACGCGGTTGTACGGTGTCGTCGGATCGGTGCCAGGCGCTCCGGGTGGGAACGTGTCGAGAGCAACGATGCGGAAAGGAAGAGTCGCAGCCGAACCTACGTTCTCAACATAAGCGCCGGACGTACCGGTGTTCACGTTGCCAACGCCAGCATTGAACTGGATGTTCTGACCGATCTTCGAAGCGTCAATTGCTGTCGCGCCAGCCTGTACGAGGAACTGCGCATTCGGATCGTTGATGAGGTAAGCCTCAACATCGCCGTTAGCGTCAGAGCCCGGCCAATAGCGGGACCAAACAGTGTGCTTCTGGCTGACAGAAAGATATTTGCAGCCAATGAAGATGCCAGCGATCGTGTCTGTGCCTGGCGTGCCTTGCTTAATGTAGCCATTAGCAGGCGTCACGAAGTCAACGACGTCGCCGTAGAAGATTGGAGTTGTATTGTTTGCAGCAATGCGCGCAACGACTTGCTCATAAGTCGGTGACGAACCGGTGCCGCGATATTGTAGGAACCCAAACGGCGTATTCAAGTTCGCCATGACGGATTCTCCCTATTACGGAAGACTCAGTCATCACACAGCGGGGCGAATCCTGTAGCCTAATGATAGAGCCGACAGTGCAGCTCTGGGTTTAACGCCTCACAGCGGGGAGGCGCGACAGCATTTAGCTCGTTGAAAATTATTATTAGTCCACCGAGCTGTAAAGAGCGGCAACGATGCCGCCCTTCATGTCGAATCCGATATCAATCTGGAATCGGTATCGGCGCATAACCCTTCTTAATTCGTGGCTTCGCTTGCGCATGGTCGCGCGGCAATGTGCCATCAGGCGTACCGGCAATTGCTTGCTCTTTCCAGCGTACCTGATCACGAGCGGCTTTCAGCTCTGCCTGGGTGTACTCGTCGTAGATCTCGCGCGGAATGCGCATGAGGATCGAGCCTTTCAGCATAATGGCCTCGCCATCGTAATCGCGTGGCATCATTTCTGGATGCTCTTCGAGCGGTACAGGCTGCCACCCACGCGCCTCAACGGACATCATGTTTGTTACCTGGCGCTGTTCATAGACGGACCAGGTACACCACTGATATTTCCAGCCTGGCTTCTCAATATGAGAGACGTCGAATTCGTCTTCGCTTGCATGGAACTTTAGCCCATGATCGCGGAGCTCTTGCGCGCGTCGTTTAGCCGATGCAAGCGAATCTTCTTCGCGCAATGGCGGACGCGCTGGCCCCGCTTGTTTTGGCGCGACGTTTTCATCGCTTTCGTGACGGCGCTTGAGCACCACCTTGATCTTGTCTTCTTCGCTCATTAGCTCGCCCTTTTCTTGTCGCGCATTTTGTTCGCGTAATATTGCTCATCAGTGAGGCCGGATATCTTTGCGATCTCACGCTCCTCTGCCGACAGCGTGATCGTACCTCTACGCTGACCGCCCCTGGAAACAGGCGCAGATGGCGGGGATACAGATCGACGCGCCTGGGGAGCCGATGCGCTCGACATTGGTCCATCATCGTCCTCGTAATCGTCGTCACGTTTTGCGCTGCGACGCGGTGCGCCACGCAACCCGACCTCTTCTTCGATGAAGGCAAAGTAATCAGGCGTATCGACAGTGATGCCGAGTGCTTGCGACTTGGTATGCGCCGCTTTCACAAGCAAGTCATTGCGACCCGTTGATAGGAAGTCGCGATGCGCACGAATCCACGCAGCCGACGATGGCGACATCCTCGATGCAGCATCTTCGATTGGGTCAGCAATTGGAGGAGCAACCGGTTGGACCGGACGCTTCATCTCGTTCTCTAGCGCATCCTTGCCTTTGTTGAGACGCTCCAGGTAATTCGCAGTGACCAGCATTTCTTTCTGGATCTCTGCTTCTTTCTGGTAATCGCCCATGCTCTTGGCTTCAGCCCAGGCAGCCATGAGAGACTTCTCACGTTCACTAAGCTGATTGATCGTGCCAACAATCTGGTTGTAGTTGGCGTTCTTGGCCTCTTGCGAGCTGCGCTGCGCCTCTATCTGCGCTTGATACGCACGCTGTTCTGCCTCTGCACGCAAACGCTGCGCCTCTTCTACCTGGCGCTTTTGCTCTGCGAGACTGCGTTTTAGCTCTTCGATGCCGTCTTCAGGATCAATCCCGTCATCTTCTTGCGAGACAGAGTCGGTTACTTGATCGTCGATGTTGTCTTCAGCTTCTGCCTTTGGATCAGCGTCAGCATTCTTTTCGTCAGCCATAGCGCCCTCCATCAGTAAACCGTGTCACAGTCGTTGATCAGCATTTTGATCGACGTATCTGCGACAAGACGACAGAGAACGCCGTTCACCAGCATGCTCGTTGCGGCAGCCGGTGGCAGTACGACCCAATCGTGCAGTTTGACTTCGATGCCCTGGAACCATGTTCCATCTTCATCGTGGAATGCGCTTGAACCGAGCTTTACGATAAGCCCGACCTTGCTCTGATAACGATCTTCATCGACCGTCTTGTCAGAGAGGTGAAATTTCTTGCCGCCAAGCGTCATCGTCGTCGGGCGCTGATACACAGCAACCAGGACGTTATTGTTGAAGACCTGTATGCCTGATAGATCTCCAATGTCTGCTAATAGTTTTTCTTTTGGATCGACCTCGTGCTCGATCTTTACATACGCCATTGTCCACTACTGGTTAGGATACTCGTTTACGCGCCAATCTTCTTGTTCGTGATGTGAGCTGCCTCATCCATCAGCTCCAAGGCTGTGCGCAATCCAACGATTTTTCCAGTAACGTGCCGATAATCTTCAAAAGATTTCAACAGACCTGTGGCCATCTCGTCTTTCAGGCGGTCTAGCTCATCTGCAAGAAGAACGCGCAGCTCGTTCTCGTAGACGTCAAATCTCGTAAAGCTTCCCATATGAATCCCTGCTTGTGGAAAGAGCGGATCAGAACCCCCTGCTCCGATCCGCTCCAGCTCTCGCCAGATGTCCGCCCTTAACGCGAGAGACTACTCTTAGATTGCACGCGCTTTCTGCAAGCGACCAAGTCCAGAACCAGCGCCAGCCATTACCCGTCCGCCAGCCTTGCGCATTGGAGGAGGAGCGCCTGCGCCTGGAGGCATTGGCATTCCACCTGGAGGCGGCATTGGAGGAGCACCTGCGCCTGGCGGTGGCATCATTGGCGGTGGAACAGCGCGAGGGGGAGCAGATTGCGGTGCTTGCGCAGCCGCGTCTTGTCCGCCTTGAGGCGCAGCAATGACGATATTGATATTCGTCTTGCCACTCTTTTTTCCTTTGCCTTTATGATCGCCATTGAGCGTACCGCCGAATGCGCGTTTTGCACGACCGCCACGATTCATCTTATCGTCAGCGTCATTGTCGTTCTCTTTGTCTGGGCCGTCATTCATCGTACCGCCGCAAGCACGCTTGGCGCGACCGCCGCGCTTCAACGCTTCACCGCTGTCGTTTGTGTCTTCATCAGACGCCATCGTATCGGCAATTGCTTTATCGTCGAACTCTGGATCCTTGACGTCCACAGGCTTTGTCTCTGGCGCAGCCTTCATCGGCTTAACGTCTTTCTTCGGCGTCAATGCTTTCTTGACGGCAGAGACCTTCAACGCGTCATCAGCGCCTTTCTGTAAAGACATGCTTTTTGGCGAGCCAACCTTTGTGGCGATCTTTGAAGTCTTCTCAGATGTCAGCCCATTGATTGTTGTCTTCGCTTTAATACGGCCGCCAGCTTTGCGTGCAACGCGATCGGCGCGCGCTTCGGCAGCCTTGCCTTCGACCTTGCCGCCAACATTGAATTTAGGCTTCGTTGTTGGCTGTTTGCCGGTTTTCTTATCTGCATCAAATACGCCAGCTCCATAGAAAGGCTTTTGCGAATTCGATCCGCCAGTAAGACGCGCAGCTTTTGCTCTCGCATTCTCCTGGGATTGTTTTCCTGTAATTAACGACATCGTACTTCTCCAGAGATTAAAGCGGCGTCCCGCTATCAACGCTTGCGCGCAGATCCTTTTGTTACTGGTAACGTCCACCAATCCTCGATCTCTTTCTTGCCGGTATCGACAAAGTGATCGTGGTTGTGGAATTGTTCCATGAATGTAGCTTCATCGACGCGCGGCTTAACGCGTCCACCCTTCGCAAACTGGTTCTGATCAGGAACAGAGACGGTGTCGCCATGCTTCTTTGGGTTGTAATCCCAGTAGAAGCCTTTCGAGTTGCGCGGCGCTAATTCGGCAGACACACCCTGGTTCTTTTTGCCCAGGCCGATGATCACGCCTTGCTCGCCATCTGGCGTCTTGTCATGCGGTCTAAAGTCATGCGTATCGCCATCGACAACCTTGTACCGACGACCGGTTTCTTCGTCGTGGATCCACTCTGGCTTAACATTCTTCTGACTGAACGGTACGGCAACATTGTCGCCGGCATCTAATCGCGCGCGCATGCCGTTTGGTCCGAGCCAATTAGCATTCGGATTGTGTACCGCTTTCGTTGATATGCCGGAGCTCGAATGCGTCAGATGATGGTTTGAATCACGCGCAACCAGACCTGGCACCTTGGTGTAGTCGTAGAACGTCGCCTCTGGCAGGGCATCGCGGAACGGTTTCCATACGGATGGGTGCAAGTCAGAAAGCGTGTTCAGGCGCGCGCCAAGCAATGCGCCTTTCATGTTGGCCTTGTGACTCGTACTGTTCAGCTCATCCAACAACCGTACCGCAAATGCGCGAGGTTCTTGCATCATGGCGATCGTGCGCGCCATGCTGTTACCGCGCGGCAGATTCCACTTGTAACTATCGTTCATGCCGCCTTCGAGCGCGTAGCCGCCTGACTTTTTGCCCAGGCAGTCAAGCCAGCATGGTGCGTGATGCGAGCACAGATTCATTTTGCCCCACTGCATCGCAGGAGACAGTGACAGACCCCAGGTGTCGATACCAAGGCCGCCTGGCATAATCGGTCCGAGCTCTTTGGCTGACTTTGCAAGCTTGGCGTTTTGCGTCAGCAAATCAATTGGCTCGCCATCCTTCTTGCCGATGTATGGGAGAAGCTTATCGAGCGCAGCCTTGCTGTTAATCGCACGATCCATGCGACTCATATTCAGATGCTCTTTGACAGCGTCACGGAAATTGCCGGCGAGCGTCGATGGCGTCTGAATCCTGGCAGGCTCATTCATACGATCAAAGAACAACGCGCTTTCTGGAATATCCGTATAGCCATTGCCGCCCAGGATATGGCGGATCGTTGGCGTATCAATCTCGTTGGGGCGTATGATCTTTGGCGCAACAGGCTTGAACGCTTCGCCGACCTTTGTTGTATCAGCAACCGCATTGGCAGCTTTGGCTGCATCAGCAACAGCATCAGCGCCCTTGAGAGCCTTAGCGCCCTTGGCGACTTTGGCAGCCACACCGCCTGCGCCAGGCACAAGCGCGCCCATCGCCTGGAAGCCAGCGTCAGCGTAATTGCCCTTGCGGATATTGTCGTATAGCGACGGATTATAACCGCCTTCGCCATCTGGCATTGCGCCGAGCGCGTCTTGTACGCCGCCAGCATTCGTCATTCCGTAACCCGTAAGAGCCGCCTTGGTTGCGGTCTTAGCGCCAGCGTCAGGATCGTATTGCGGCACCTGTTTCTCACCCGTATTGAGCTCTTGCTGCACGAATGAATGCGCGTCGGGTTGCGGACGGTTTGCGATATCGAGTGCTTCGTTGATGTGCTCTTGCGGATTGTCGCGCGCCATGATCGGAAGGTCGTTGGCGTACTTCTTATGCGACTCTTCTGGCGCAGGCATATCGTCTGGCGCGAACGACACTTCACCGTCTACTGCGCCATTCGTTGCATAGCCGCGTCTTGGAACAGCGCCGCCATCAGCGCGATAATGGATGTCTGCCGGATCAGCAAAGTGCTCGGTCTTTTTGTTGCGCTCATACGGCGTTAATGGGATCGTCAGGTATGGATGGTTCTCATCCAGACGACGCTCTTCCATCGTCATCTTTTGACGCAGTTGCGTATTGCGCGACTGTGCCTCGCCGCCATTAAGCAGGTAGGTCATTACCTGGCTGTATGTTTTATTGGGCTCTGAACCAGTCTTGTCTGACTTATTCCAGCGTTCCCAGTGAGGACTCGTTGCAGGATTCTCGCCGGCATTCTTCCAGTTGTCGCCCTTGCCTTGCCAATCTTCGTGCTTTTGGATGTGATGCTGGATCTCATGCAGAAGCGTCGTCAGGCCTTCATTCGGCGACATACCGACAGCCTTTTTCAGCGCAATGACATTCTCTCTTGTGCCATCGGGCTTTGGGTAAGACTCATGGTGATACGCGCCGCGCGCGCTTGGATCGAGCAGCTTCTGACGTCCGCTGCTTTTGTTTGGCGGATCAATATAGACGAGCGTGTCTTTAAGATGCGGATAGGCGTCATACAGCTCTGGATGATCGAGCATCGTATGAAGCGGAGCCATGAAGCCAGACTTGTTTGCTCTGTCTTCCAGATAACGACGCAGCGCAGGTTCTGAGACATTCGGGTTCTGGGTTTGCAACGACGGGAGATCAGCCTCAATCGAATGCGCCAGGCCTGCTTTCGGGTTGTACTTCGCCGTGTTGTCAGCAATCTCAAACGCCCAATCAGGTTTGCCGTCTGGACCCCAGGCATGCCAGCCGGTATCGCGCGTGATCTTGTCCATATAGGCAGGCTTCTCTTGTATCTGCCCTTCAAACAAATCACCGTATGGCTTTGGCTTTGTTGTGCCCGTCGCCATCTCTTGCGCGCGCTTTAATGCATCGAGGTCTGCCGTCTTTGCACGTTGGCCGGCGAACATGCCGATTGCGCCATCGGGCACCTTGTTAAACGCCGTACCTGAACCAAGGCCCATCATCGAGATGCCGACGGCATCCTTCACTGCCTGGTCAGATGCACCAACGCCTCTACCGCCGCTTGGATCATACTCGCCACGCAACGCCTCTCCAGGCTTCTTGACCTGATCCCACATGCCATTGGCAATATCGCCAGCCATGCCTGCGCCCATTGCGCCGTAGCGTTTCATCGGCTCTTCGCGCGGATCATGCGCGATGGCGTAGAGATCTGTGCCGTTGTCTGGCTTTGGATAATGCTCTTCGATGGATCTGCGCTCTGGGGCTGGCGCAAACTCTACTGACTCGCCAAGCGCACCGTTGTTCTTGTCACGCGGATCAAGATCGTCACTGCCGCCATCAGCAAAACCGATGCGTCCGCCTCTGCTTGCAAAATCTATCGCATCAGCAATGTCTGAACCGCTATCAGCGACGTCAACGCTATCGCCGCCATCATCAATCACATCACTCGCGTCTGATGAGTCCAAGCCATCAGGCTTGCGTACAGGCAGATCTGACTCAGGCGTCATGCCGCGCGATGGCAGATCTCCGCCAGACGGCACATTGCCCTTCATCCTGTCGATATCGGCAGGACGCGGCGGCGGCATCGGCACGCGACCAGCGGCGGCATCAGCTTTAGCGGCCAATGCTTCTAGGTCGTCAGGGCGCTGCATCGGGCCCTTGGCTGCGATCTGATCAATGCGGTTATCAGACACGCCGTTTGGCGTACCGCTATTGTAGTCGTAGTTGGACATCGACTTTTCCCACTGACCAGGCGGGAAAGGATTGCCGTTGTTTACGCGCTGAGTAATAGCGTCGCTGTAGGCAAGGCGCTGCGGCATAGAAGCAGCAAGGTTTTTTGGCTTCTCCCATTCAGCGCCGACAAGTGCTGTGGCCTGATGCGGATCTGTCGCTTGCTGGATCTGGTTATCAGCGCGCGCAATGACGGGGTTATTGGTACGCTCTTCGTTGAAGAATTGATTTTGCGCCTGGGGCAGCTTCCATGCTGGACCGTCAGAGTTGTTGAAATTGGCATTCGAATAGTTGATCAGGTCTTGCTTGCGCGGACCATCCCATTGTCCCTGGCCGATTGCCGGTCCGTTATTCTGCGCCTGGCCAAAGTTAAGGCCCGTTGGTGATTGTGCTTCTTTCGAGAAGTTGGCCGCATAACCATTGGCGGCATTGGGCGTCATGTTGCCGGAGTTAAGCTTGTCGTAATAGACCTGCATGCTATTCGTGAAATCGTAATTCTTCGGTATCCCATTTGGGCCCGTCGAAATCGGCGTCATGTTAGCGAGCTGGTCGATGTTATGCGGCGCAACGCCACCGCGTTTCATATGATGCTGAACAACATGCAGCGCATCGAGGATTGCCTGGTGATGATGCGCAGGTATCGGTCCGCCATTAGCGTAACCGTTCGCCAAACCTGACAGGAAGCCAGACATATTCGCCTGCCCTGTCAAGTTAGACTCGTCCAAGAGATTGCCCTGGCTGGCTAGGTCCGTGCTGTAATCACCAAAGCTTGGCGACTCCATACGCGTACCGCCTACTGGACCTGCAACATTGTTGCGCATGGCTTGCGAGTTATGGCTGGAAGACATGCTCCCACCATTCAAGCCACCAAATCCAAATAAGCCGCCAGAGCCTGACATCACGCCACCTCTTCGCCTTTAGGCCAATTAACCAGGCTGACCGCTGCGCTGTAGATGTCGGAGTAAACGACTTCACCGCTTGGCAGGCGTGCAAGGAATTGCTGCGTCACTGGACCGCGTGCAGGCGCAAACCAATAGATTGCGCCGCTTGCATTGCCGCCATTCCAGGCCTGGTAATAACGGAAGCGAACAACGTCGATCCAGAAAGCGCGCGCATTCTGATACTCATCGTACTTGCGCTCGAACTCTACGCGCTGATCGCCATAGGCAACGCTCGGCGGTATGCACTGATCGAACACAAACGCAGGCTCATTCTCGTAAACGCTGCCAATTTGTTGAACATCGCCCCAACCTATCGGCGGATCCATGACGACAACCTTGGTGTCGCCCCACCATTTGCCAGGCGATGGATAATCATCACGATACTCGGCAATGCCAAAGCCTTCGCGATATTCATAGAACCAGCTATCGCGCCAGGAATACGATCCGTCTTTGGCGACGTCGTACTCTTTGTAGCACATCGCCTTTTTCTCGGCGTCGTAGAAGATCTCGGCATAGAGATGCGGCGTCTCAGGCTTGATGCCCGTGTAGTAGTAAGTGATCTTGCCGCCGTGCGTGAATAGCGGCCAGTAATCCTTCATGCTGACAGTTGCAGTCATCACGCTGTTTCCTTCTGCGCGAGGTAGTCAGCGACGCTGATCTTGAGCGACTCAGTTGAGGCGCGCGACAAAAACATCTCGTTCTTTTCCTGCTCGTTGAACTCGATGACCTTTGCGTCGGAGCGTTCCCATGTCGTGAACGTGCCATCAGGATTCTGGATAATGAATGCTACGCCGACCGGACCAAGGTTCTCGGCCATCCAATATCGTGCGCCGCTGATTTTCGTTCCCCACTTCTGGGCATACGAGAAGACCAAGACATTCTTGTACTCAATACCGTGCCACGTCGTGAACGTCGGCAGGAACTCTTCATACACAACCGTCTGCTCGGCAGATGCGATCGTGAAAGGCTGACACTGCCAAGGATCTGTTTCGACCTTGTTGTAGTAATTGCCAGGCACATATTCGACATTGCCCCAGCCAATTGGCGGATCCATCACAATGATACGACCATCTGGATAGTCATCACGCCACTCAGCAACGCCGAAGGCTGTGCGGATCTGCATGAACCATTTGTTGAGGAACTGCGCATCAGCGGAGTAATTCTCCTGCGCCATCGAGCTGTGGTTGCTGTCGAAATAAAAATTCGTGGTGTAGGGAGCGACAGCGCCATCCTTGGTTGAATACTGGAACTGCCTCAGACCGGTAAAAAAGAACGGCCAAAAATTGCCAATGTAAATCTGCATCGGATCTGCCTTATCGCTCATGCCGCAACCCCTTCCATCTCTGCTTGTTTGTCGAACAGCACATTGACGACTGTTCGATATTTTGCTGCACGCGGTGATGCGCCTGCATGCAATCGGTCTGATCTGAAAAGGATCGCCCTGTTCTTTTTCGGGCTTATGCGATGCGCCAGCTTCAATGGCTCATCAGTGAAATCACGCTCTTCAAACAGAAACGTGTCGCCATCCGCGTCGTTGGCGTAATACAGCAATGTCTCTGCCGGTGTTTTCAGATCTGGATGCGGAAAATGATGATCATCGACGCCGACAGTTGCATCTTGCATCACCATATTCGCTTTCATGCGAACGAGTTGTGACGCGAATCTCTTGCCCGTCTTCTCTTCAAGCGCGTCAATCAGCGGCTTGAACTTGGCGAAATAGTTCGAGATGCCTTTGTTCTGATAATGCCACAGCATATGCGAAAACTGTGGGCGATCGTTGCAGCCATACTCTGGATGCGTCTCAATATCCTGTTTTGAGCATGTCCCGAAATTCAGAAAATACCATTGGAAATCATAGCCGGTGAGAAGCGACTCAAGCTCATCGGCCTGAGACGCTGGGAGGAAATCGTCCATGACGATCATCACTCACCCTCGTTGGGATATGCCGGTGTTGTACCAGGGACAGGTGCTTCTTGACCTTCAAGACGCTGCAACATGCCCTTGTCGAGATATTGGTTTGCAACCTGCTCGCCACCTGGCGTTGCTGCAATCTTCTCTGCGAGCTGAACAGCGGCAATGCGCTCTTTGCTTTCACGGTCACGCTGACGGTTTGTGGCGTCAATGATCGCAGCTTGATGCTTGGCGATCGTTTCCAGATTCTGCGCATGCAACGTCGCATGCTGAGACTGCATGTCGTTGTCACTGTTAAGGCGGTTTGCATGCAGCTCGGCCATCTTGAGCTGGGCCTCACGCTGATGCGTCTCGCCTTCCATCTGCAATTCAGCCATCTTGGCCTGGAGCTCTTGCTGCTTCAGTTGCAATTCAGCCATTGCGACAGGATCAGGCTGCCCACCTGGTTGCGGTGCGCCATCCTTCTGCGCCTTCAGCATATGAGCCTGCGCCGTCATGCTCTTGGCGTCGGCTTCCTGCTTCTGGATCTTGAGCATCGCAACCTGCGCCTGCATCTCTGGCGGCGGCTGATCGCGCTTTTCTTCCGGCTGCATGAATTGTTCTGGATTGCTCCAGCCCATTGCCTTTAACGCAGCAATGTCGATTGCCACCGGGTCGTAGAGAGAAGGATTGCCGGCCTGCAATTCTTTCAGCGCGAGGACTTTCATCTGACGCTGTAGTTGGCTCGCCGTGTTTGGATCAGCTTGCGGTACGAGCTCATATGTGTTGATCGCACGGATAAACTCTTGTTCTGTCCATTTGCGCGCCGGACTCGACTGATCGTGCATGAACGACTCAGGATGCTCGCGGAACGTGCGAACCAGCAAACGGAATTCATCAGCCTGGGCGCGATGCAGACGCTTATGAACGCTGTTCATCACCTTGGTTGATTGATCAATCATCGCCAGCGTCGTGCCAACAGGCGCATCCTGCCTGCCTTCGCCCACAGCCATCTCTGCCGTACCGCCTACGCGCTGTCCTGTTTCAACCATCGCTTGTACGAGGTTAAACATGGCCGGCCCTGGCTCTTTATACGGGAGCGGCATCACAGCCTGGCTGATCGGTGCGCCGCCAGTGCGAACCATCGCAGCGCCGCCAGGCGGTACACGAAACTGATTTGTTTGCTGGCGCGCGCCGCTATCTGCAATCAGAAAGCCTGGGAAATTCGCAAACATGCCGGCGTCGAGCATCTCGCGCCACATTGCTGTTACTGCTTGCGTCGTGTTGCCCAGTATATGGAGGAGACCAATATCGTAAAAACCCAGACCGGGAACAAAGCTGTATTTGACAAAATTCTTGCGTGCTCTTGGAAGGACATCGCCTGCTTCGCCCGTCGGCTCATCATAATTCCTGACAATGGAAAGGATCTCACGGCTGGAGACGTCGATCGTGACGCGGTACGGGATCTCTAGCCCGGTTTCTTTGCCCTTGTGCTTGTGCTCGAAGCCAAGGATATCGAGCTCGCAATAGCATTCGTAGATCTCACGATCTCTGTCCTCTGGGTTCATTGCATCTGGCGCAATGCCTTGGACGTTAGCTTTTTCTTGCTGAACACTATCCTGGTCTGACTGCATCGGCGTAGTCAGATCGACGTCGCGATAAACGCCGAGGATCTGCAATCTCTTCACAGTGCTTGGACGCATAAACACACGATGCGTGACGCGCCTGGCGTCTTCCAGCGTCGTTGCCGCGTTATTGACGATCAGGTCATTGGCATCGACTGACTCAGAAACAGGACGATTGCGCAGCGGACAAAAGTAAACCTTCTTGAAGCTTGTGCCGCCAAAGCCAAGCATGAACAGCATGCGATCCGTATCTGGATAATACTCTGTCGCCGTGTCGGTCAGGTAATGGTTGAGATCGTCCTCAAGATCTGTGGCGAGCTCATCGTTCTCGATTGTTGAGCCGCCTGCATAGTCTACGCGGATCTTTACCGGACCGTCAGTCGGCAGCAATTCAGATCGAGCATTCGATTGAAAGCGCAACACCGCTTCTAGCAAGAGCGGATGACGGACCTTGGACATGCCTTCGATCGGTGCGCCGTCGCCAGATCCCTGGCCTGTTTGGCTATCGAGCTTTAAGCCAAGGAGTCGGATGCCTTGCGCGCGGTCGTCGACCCAATCGCGTCGGCTATCCAGGTCGTCTTCAATGCCGCGTAGGAGATCGTTGGCGATGCGTGACAGCTCGTTGCCGTCAATGTCCTCAACAAGGTTTGCGAACCACTCAGCGGCTTTCTCTGCCGTATCGTCTTCATAGACAGGCTTGCCGTCGAGGCTAATCGTGATTGAGCCATCGGGATGCTCAACGCGCAGAAGAGGCTTGCCTTCGAAATCGGGAAGATCATCGTTCGCCGCACTATCTTGCGGAGCATCGTCGATCTTTGTACCGCCAAGGGCGAGATCACCAAGACCGTTTGATGCTGGTAAGCTATGCTTCAGACCAGGCGTTAAAGACATTCATCATTGTGGCTCGATACGCAGGCACGCTGTGACAATGCCGCACTGTACTGTCAGTCACCTGGCAGAGCAACGAAGCGATTAGACTATACTGGGTACAACGGCGGTGGCGGCTTACCAGAATGCGATCGCATGATATCGAGCATGTTTGTGTGCTCTTTGCCGCGCATAAGGACTCCGCTCTTGCGCGCCCAGGTCAGCGCCTGACTCACCGTATCGACCAGGTCATCATGTTTGGCTTTCGGAAAGCTTGCCACCTGATTGATTGTGACGTCGGCCCAGGGACGATCTGGTGCAGAGATCAGACCATCGTTGAATAGATGCTGGACACTGTACAACCTGGAGAGCTTGTCTTGATTCTTTGGATCAATCAGCGTGACGCCAAAGTCTTCATGGCCATACACACGCCGCAGCTCTTGCGCCACGCTATGGCCGGCAGCCTTGTTCTCGATCAGGAGCACGTCGATCTGATATTTCTTGCAGACGTCTGCGACACGCTCGACAAGCTCATATAGCTCCAGGCGTTCTGTCCAGGCGTAGATCATCATCATCTTGGTGTGCTCTTGCGTGTATTGGCGCTTTAGAGCGGCTTCTACCTCTTCATCCTTGTTGATATACCTGGTCGGTGCTTGCGCTGTTTGCTCGCCGCCCGTGTAGAAACCCCACACCGTCATCGCACTCGGATCGTTCTCTTCTTTAAGCGTATAGGCTGTATCTAGACTCCCGATGACGAGATCGAAGTTGGGATACTCTGGCTTGTCATGTAGCACCCAGGCGTCACGCGGTATAATGCCTCCTCCACGCGGTACAGGCGCTTGCTGGTTTTGACCAGCGGTCGCCCACTTGCCCATGACGCGCTCATCGCGATCGACAACCTCTTCGGGGAAGCGATCAGGAAACAGGAGCTGTCCCTCGTACGTCCTGGGGTCTTCATAGCCAAGCTTGGTTGGCATGATACGCGAGAGCTCTGCGCGCATGGGCAGCATGATATGATCGTAGCCGAGCTGCTTATCCAAGATTACGCCCGATATGTCGTCCTCTGCCAGGCGCTGACATATCACCAGGATGGCGCTTTCCCTGGGGCTAGAGAGACGGCTTGGTACAGCCTCAAGGAACCAGTCTGTTGTTGTCTGCTTGATCTGCGCAGACATGGCATCCGTCACCGATAATGGGTCATCGCATACGACTCTGTCAGCGCGCGCGCCGGTAATTGAACCGGCAGCCGCGGCCATACGCCAACCAGTCGAGGTGTTCTCGAACCTGGTCTTCTGGTTCTGGTCTGAGGTTAGCTTAACGTGAGGCCAGAGCCTCTGATACCACTCGCTCTCGATAACGCGTCGCATGCGCAAGCCATCGCGTATGGCCAGATCCTGGCTATGCGAGACGCAGATATAGCGCATATGCGGCATGTTCTTTGGCCCCCATTCCCAGAGCGGCCAGAAGCAGTTCACAAGCAGGCTCTTCATGCAGCCAGGGGGAATGTTGATCAGCAATCTGTTGTATGGCGTGCCATCATCCAGCGTGACGCCATTTGTGATCGACTCCAGGTGATAGCAGATGAACTGTATATGCCAGTTAGGCGAAAACGGCATGGCAGGCTCGATGATCGGCCAGCACTCCTGGATAAACGTATAGAGATCGTCCCGGCAATTTGCGCGCACCAGATCATCGTCTATCTCGTCAACGTCGATATTGCGAAAGCTTGGATCGAGATCCGCCAGGCTCATCAGTGCATCCTGGCTTCAGACCACCGTGCGGAGCCGATAGAGCCGGCTTCTGACATGGACAGGTAAATGACGCCTGACAATGCATCACGCCATTGCTCGGCTGTTCTACGGTCTGGAGCATCATAGCAAAGCAGCCTGGTTGCAACGGCAGCCAAGACCTTCAGGCTTTCCTCTCCATCGAGACCATGCATATCGAGTAAGGCGTAGATCTCATGACTGAGGATAGCGATGACTTCACTCTGGTTCATGGCCACCGCCTTTAGCAATCAGGAGAAGCTGCTTGAGCTGATCGCGCTGTTCTGCCGTCAAGAGCTTTACATCGACCTTGGATACAGTCTCCTGGCCATTTACTGTAACTGCTAACTGATCACGCTTTTCACCGTAGTCCTCACGGAAACGACCAGCCACAACCTTGTTATACAGATTGCCGTTAAAGCCTGGCATTGTCAGTCCGCGCTGACCAGCTTCTTCCCACCAGCTCTGCGCTAATTCTCTTGCTCGCGATAAAGCGGTGAAAAAATCATCATGCTCCATTGCCCAGTTCTTCAACGTGTGTCTGTCAACATTGAAGTAGGACGCCATTTGAGCCAGGCTCTTTCCCCTGGAGCCGAGGTCTAATACTGCCTTGCAATGATCTGGGTGATACTTGCTTGGTCTGCCTATTGGCACCTTGAAGGACAAGCCTTCAGCGTCTTGCTCATCAGAGCTTATCGCTGTCTTGCCGGCCTTGTACGTCCTATCGGCGACATCCAGCTTTAGGTCTACTGCTTCCTCATTCATCACCAGCGCCATTTGAGTCTAGCGTAATTGGCCACGGTTGTAGCCCTAAGAAATCGCGGACCTCTGGATACTCAAGACACAAACGCACAAGCACGATCACTGGACCTGGTATGTCCTTATCGCCCTCTTCCCATCTGCGTACTGTACGATCAGACGCGATACCAAAAAGCTCTGCAAAATCACGCTGATTTAAGCCAAGGCGATGACGCGCGTCTTCAAACTCTTCTGGCGACATGTCGTACCGGATACCAGGCGCTTTCATTCAATTCCCCTTGGCGAAAAATGGAGAGCGCCGAAACGCCCTCCAAGATCACCTTTTGAGAGGCACAACATGCCGACCAAGACATACTGCGCTACGATTATCGTGTTAGCCCCGCTGTAAAGCAAGGATTTTGCTTGCCTTCAACAGATATCATCGACGTGATTGCGCAAAGGATGACGACACCAAATGCCAGTCGCCGTTCCTATCTTTCATATCTGCATGCTTTTCCTGGGTGTCCCAGTTAATGCAATGACGCACATCCTCATGCTCATTCATCGAGCACGCTTCACGCGCGATTCTTTCGCCTTCGATATTAAACGTCTCACGCAGGAAAACCGTCACGCCCCGGTCGTTCTTGTACGACACGCCGCTAAAGCATGAGCGCACCTCTGGCTGACAGAAATGCGTGTAGGATGAACTGCCAGTCTGCTTGATGGATTGCGCAATGGCGTACTTGGCATAGTCCAGCCAACCCTTATCCTGCGCCTCTGATGCATGCGCATGCGATGGCACAAACGCCATCAGGCTGCCAATAATACTGCCGCCGATAAGCATGCCTTTAACGATTGCCAGGGCTTTGGTGTTCATCTCTTGCTTTTGCTGATTCGAGTACATGATTCTCTCCATTTGTGGACATGATTGCCCGGTTAAACGACTCACTCTTTTGGTAGGCGTCCGAATTCATGGATGCCGTGTTCGCCTATCTTAGCGCCTGGGAAGAACCAGGCATTATGCTCTTGGACGACGGTACGCTCGCTATAGATCTCGATGTTGTAGCAACCGTCTTGGTTCTGCGATGGTACAATCCGACACTTGAGCCAGGGACGCGGTTTCTGGAACGCGTCAAACCGCGCCTGCGCTGCCTCTATTGTAGGAAAGTCATAGTCAGATTCATTCGCCACTATTTGTCACCGTCATAGATGTAATCGAGGCCATAACCAGACAGCCGCTTAATGCGCAGCGCATACTCGACCGGAATGCGAGCACCACCGCTTTCCCAATTCCAGTAACGATTGCCCTTGTCCTCGTAATCATAGATGTCCCTCGCAAACGCAACCCTGGTGTTGTAGCCCATTACCTTGCGGATCTTTTCCAGGCGTTTACCGATATCTGAAAACTCTGCCTTCTTCATTTGCTTCTCCTATTAGGCGGACATGATTGCCCCGGTAAATGAGGTGGGGCCGAAGCCCCTACCCTTATGCAGCGCGCTTTGCCTTTGGCTTTGCTGCGACCTTCTGTGCGCGTTTATACGCGTCCTTGATGTACTTGGCGATATGAGCGGCGCGTGCCTCTTCGGTATGGAAGAATGAGTCTGTGCTCGCCTGGTAATCTTTACCGTTGCGCAGCGGCTGCAAGGTCAGGCCGTATGGGCCTTTAGCGTTTAGTTGTGCGAGGTAGTTGTTTGCCCATTCCATTTGGTGGCCGTAAAACTCGTCAGCTTCTACAATCGAATGCTCTACCTGGAACGTGCTAATGCGTGTACCGATCTCGCGGCACCAAGGATCCGTCAGCGCCCAGGTTTCTGTATGGCTGTCGTTGAGGTTGAAGCGGCTGGTTTCGACGCGAAACAATGTAGTCATCTGTTATCTCCATGTAGGTCAGAAGCGACCATGCACAATCTTATGCGCTACATTTGTATCCATGTCAATTGGGAAAATACAAAAGAATTCAAAATAATTGGCGGCTTGCGAGATTGAAGAGTTTACTAGGTCAGCAACGCTTAAACCCGGAGAGGCTCCATCCCGCTTTTCGTTATTGGTCTGCCGCCATCGACCTCAACTTGTCCTCTCCATCAATCCCACCGGACGAACGCCGACACAGCGGGAATTCCTATTTTTGAAGAGCCTTTAACAGCATATGAATTATCTCCATAAGAACCTTGTTTTCGGATCTTAAAGAAGCAAACTCATCAACGTGGTTTGTTGGCTCACTTTCAAAAAGCAATTCATGCGGCTTTACACCGATATGCGGAGCAATCTTAGACGCCCATTGTGGTGTCATTTTCCGACCGCCCTTTTCTGGCCACGCCGCTAATCTCCATATTTCGACAGGCTTACAGCCTATCAACTTGGCTAATGAAGGATTTTTTAACCCCGCATTTTTGATCAGTAATTTAAGATTACTCACTGTAAATAACCTCAGTTGCATATTCATCGACAGTCCAGCCTTCGCGGAAACAACGAAGAGCATGGATGGTGAATGATGCGTCTAGGTCATAGCCAAGAAGCGCCTCAACTTGCAGGAGCCATGTAGTGAACTGCATCACTCTCCCTCCTCATCAAGGCGCCAAAGCAAATCCTCAATCGCCTCTTGCTCTGTGTAACCGTAACCGACGGGGGAACCTTCCCCGTCGTATGTCTCATCATCAATGGCTGACCAATCCATGCAGCGCATCGGAATAGGAGGCTCGTAGAAGAATGTCTTGATACGCATAGCGCCCTCCTCACAGATCGCGCCAGTAGATACGCTTGGTCATGTCGCTATCGAGACCGAAGCAAACCTTGACCCAATGCTCTACGCGTTCATCTGAACCGCTGATGTAAATGCGGCCCTTGCCAAGGAAGCGGCCGAATAATTCGCGCTGTTCTTTTGCTGACATGCGGCCCGACCAGGATCCAAAAATTGTGCCGGTCTTTTCTTGAAGGAAGAAGGCGAGGTTTGCAGCGTAGTCCATGTTACTCTCCGTAGCGGCCATAAGTGACCATGTGTTATCTGTAGGCTACAATTGTATCTGTTGTCAAGCGGGAATAGCAGCTAATTTTCTACGGGCGCGTTCTTTTCTATGGCGAGCGTTATTGGCTTCTCTACAGGCGTCGCACCTACATTTGTGCTTTTCGTATCCCTGCCTTGTACCGTGCTTCCACACATTTAGCCTTATAAGCTGGATGGCGCGAAGACAGGCACCTATTGCGCATAGCTCGCCAAGAATTATACTCAGGCGAATAAACTGAATTAACCCACTTACTTCGCGGCATCTTTTTCAAGTCTCCGCACAATGAGCATGGCGTATCCCGCCGTGTCTAGCCACGAATCTGTGTGGTTTGGATCCCCGGAAACAATGCGTCCAAGCTTATGCGCAATCATATCCAGAGCCTCTAACTGATCGACATCGAGCGTATCGAACGTGTAGTTGCGGCCCATGCGCATGACATCCTTGATGCCCTGGGTTATGGCGGCATGCTGCAAGAAATTGCCGTGCGTTTTTCCACGCTCTTCAAGAACGGTATCGACGTCGGTCATCTCTTACGACCTTCACACTTGTAGATCTCGTTGTAGCCTTCGTCTTTCTTGCGACGGTTTGCTTCCGTTATGCAGGCATCGAGCGTTTGATAGGTCGCTACGTCATCGCAGGACTCGCCGCCGGACGACATGAAGACGCATAACATCAGCACATATGTCACTGCTTCTCTCCTAATGCCTTACGGGCTTGGCGTAGGTTGATCATAATAAATGCTTCCAACTTTTGCCTAATTTAATTAAAGATATGGCATAATTAGAAACATTATATTGTTTTGCTAAATCAACACCTAAAACTCCCTGTTTAAGTCTTTTTCTTATTTCAATAACGTCGCAATCTTTCAATTTGCTTACACCGTTTTTCTCTCCTTTGGGTGCGACATGTCTACCTTTGACCATCATATCAGTCATGTTGTCTTGGTGCGTCCCTGCAAATAAATGCTCAGGATTAATACAAAAACCATTATCGCATTTATGCAAAACAAAGCCATCAATTGGTTCGCAAATAAATGTTTTATAAGATAATCTGCACCCATTTTTATTAGTTTGCCCAACTTTCAATTGCGGTCTTCTATGTTTTCCCTTCCCTCTCAGCGAACCTAACCACAGCCAGCAACCACTGTTTGGTTCTGGTATGCAATTATCCAATAATCTTTCTTTGATTGTTAAATTATGCCTAGTCATTTTTGATGCCCTTGGCTTTGGCCAACGCTGCCTCTAGTTCAGCGATACGAGATTTCATGTCAAATGTAGTCGCTTCAATATCGAAAAAATCATTATTCGCTATCCTTAATAGTTCTTTCAATTCCTCAATCCGTTCAGCCGCCTCACCGAGCATCCTTTGCCCGGTTGTAACATGGGCGAGGCGTAGTTTTTCAAGCAGGGATAATTCAGTCATAGGCTCTTGCCTTCCAGAACAGCCTTGGCGCGCAGGATCGCCCTTTCTAACGGAATCTGATATTTGTCAGACACAAAACAATTCAGACATTCAATCAGCTCACGCCGCTCTACAGCGTATCGGTCACACGCATCGCGCATAACCTCTAACTGATGATCTTTTTCATTCAACATCATGCGGAGCCGCTCGATGTCCATCAGGCAACGTCGCTCTATCTCGCTTTCAGTCATTGTCTATCTCCTGGCTTTTCTTGGCGACCTCTTTATCTCGACGCATCTTTTTACGAGCTGACGAAACATAGCTTCTGATAGCGTTCTCGCTAGCGCCCATGATCATGCTGATCTGTGAATAGCAAAGGCCGCGCTTGTAATGCTCGTACGCTTCTATCTCGCGCCTGGCGATAGGACTTGCCGCTCTGCGTTCTATACGCTTCTGCCTGGCAGTAGGCGTTTCATCTAACGGTGGAGGTACGACATATTCAGGATCTCGCTCTAACCATTTCACCCTGGGCAACGACATTAAAACCTGGCGCGCACAAGACGATGTTGAGCTCGACCTGGAAACATTATGGACCTCTACGATCCATGATATTTTTTCAATAAACATCGAGCTGGCCAGCTTTCCGCAGCCGATCAATACGCCCGGCAATCGTGTTACGGGTTAATCCGAGAAGCTTGCCAATTTGAGATCTGGTCATCCTTTTTCGCAAACAATCGCGGACGATCCCATCCAGCTCCTGGGTCCATACAATGCGACCGCAGCGCAAAACCTCGACAACAATCTCGGTCATTTATTTCATCCAGTCGAAATGATAGTTGACGCCAGCGCGCGCAATCACACCTTGATAACTCGCCTTTGTGGACATGCTGCTCACAACTTGGTCGATGAAATACTCCTGGTTGCTAACTGACTGCGTTCCGACATTGTAATAAAGAGCCTCACCCTTCACAGACCAATTCTGCGATACCATCCATTCAGCGCCGCCACCCGCAGTCCAGCCAGACACAAACTTGTTAGCTGTCGATTGCGACCATAGCGTCGGATAACCCTGAGCTAATGGGACTAAAAAGAAACCAGTGTCAGGTGATGCCTGTAATGACGCATTGCCATAAGCAAGACCGCCAGTCGCATAAACCAACACGCTCGGCGTAAAGAGATAACCGCCTCTAATCCTGCCCGTCCCTATCCATGAAATAGCTTGATTGACGCGGGTATTAACAACCCAACCGCCAGTGCCATTCTGTAGATTCAGCGCGCCAACGCCAGCAATGTTTCCAGATCCGTTAATGCCAGATCCCTGCATGTCGGCCTCAACGCCAAACACAAACTTAGGCGATACTTGATAATTATAACCAACCTGACCGCCAGCAACGACACCGCTCTGCGAGATATTAGACCCGCTATTCAATGGTGACGTTGTTGCCAGGCCCGTCAAATAATCAGTGCCAGTGTAAATAGCTGCCGTCGAGCTGCCGGTATTATTCACGCTCTGATCTGTTGCAAAACCATAGCCGACATTCAAACCACCATAGAAACCCATCCATAATGGCGCAGGTGCAAGTGGCGCTGACTTAACGGATGGAAGATCCGCTGCAAATGAAGATGTCGAGCACAACAATGCCGACGCTAAAATAATCCGTTTCATACCCGACAAGCCTTTCTTAAAAGCCCATAATCTCTCACCAGTTTAGAAAGTTGCCCGTTCGGATTCTTTCGAATCTCCGCAGCCGCCGCTTTTTGCTCGGCGATTGAATAGTTTTTAAGGGATGGGCAACCAGAAGCGCGGTAATCGCCAATACGATCATTGCAGCCGGCAAAATTAAAACTCGCCACGGTCAAAGTCATCGGCAGTATCAGTCGTTTCATAATGTGCATCGACGATCTCCTGCATTTTTCTGTATCGCTCTTCATCGCGAGCTTTGTTTTCCGCTTCCTCGTACTCAAGAAGCCAATGGCCGATTTTCGACCGGATCCACGCTATTATCCAATTGAACATTAGGCCCTCCTCCTTCGTCGGAACCGCCTTCGCCACACATGGACGGATCAAAATGGCAAACCATGTTGGAAAGCAGCATTGCAATCATGCGACGACCAAAAGCATCCGAAGGCTCGCTGCTAATCGTTGCGCTAAACTCTGTCGTGTTCTTGCGTTCGATTGTGATCACATATGTTTCGTCATTCATCGGAACCTCGCTAATGAAATACCTGCCAGACCATGAATGTTATTGTTCCCAGGTACGCGCCAAGAGCGACAAGCACCAAAACGGCCAGTATTGATTCTTCGTCTTTGGGCATAAGGCTATGCAACAAGCGAACGCCAGAGCGTCTTAGCTCCTCCGCGAGAACTCGATACAGGAATGAAACCGCCAAACTCGATATAGCCTTCGCGCAATGCAGCGCGCGCTATTGCTCCCCAAGCGCGGGGTTCTTTCGGTGCCAGCTCTTCATTCGAGAACCGCACATCCTGAGTCGTGAACTGCTTGTGCTTCTTGGCATATTTGACGAACGCTTCGAAGGCGCTCGCTTTCCATTCTTCACCAGCATGATCTGCCGCTTGTTGCGCTTTCTTGTGACCCAGGTCACGCGCATCCTTCAATGACTTTGCCATGATGTTTTACGGTTCGGTACGCAACGCTTGTCGATGTTTGCAGAGTCTCACACATCGTCATTCCGACCAAGGAATCATTGAGTCTTCCACAGCTTTGCTGATCCCGTACTTGCTCAGATCAACCGTTGCCGGATCAATCACGCGCACACCAGATGCAGCTCCCATCTTTCCAAGCTTCGAGTCGCGGTAACGGGCAGCGGCCCTCGCTCTACGGCTAGGCTTTTGCTTCGTCTTGATCGGATACTGTTCGTCAAGCTCTTGAAGACAAGTTTTCTTCATCTCGGAAACACTCCTTTGCGAAGCGACCTTTTCCAATTTGCAGGAGGAGGCCATGCGATACCAAACGAGGCGAGTGCTTCGCGTGTGTATCCGCCGCTGCTCGTTATCTTGCTTTCAATCTGAGCCTGAGTCGGTATCTGACCGCTTGCTCTTACCTTGCGTACCATGTCTTCCAACATCGCTACTTCATCTGCGCTATACTTCGTCATTGCATCATCTCCCGGTGTCATGCTGGAGGGTTCGGTGATCGGGTGGCACACTTATCCCTGGTTGAGAGGGATAAGGTGTCATGCTGGATGGGACAGGTAGACCATGGGACATCCGACACACTCGTAGACGCGCCTAGTCTCTAGTGAGACAGGATGGTGGTCAGCATTTACCATCCCATACACGCGGAAATCTCTCTGACGGTGACTCTGTATGCCTTACGACAACATACAGAGCTGCATTCGCTTGCATGCTCTTGTGCGAGCCATATTTAACGCCTTGTGCTACGGCGCTTCTCTCGTTCGGTCTGGTTGCACATTCCCCTTCGGGCCTTCACGGTGTGCTTGCAGGCTGGTCTAGCAGCTCATTTCAACGAGAGGTGGTAGGGATACGCCCTTACGAGATCAGGCAATCAATACTGGCCGCCCTCTCTCATGAAACGAGCAAAGCGGTCATCCTCTCCGCGATTAGCCGCTTTCTGCCTGGCCTTCGCGTATGCGATCTGACCAGCCTTGATGTAGTTGAGAGTCTCTAATGTTGGCGGCGCTGGATTGACGAAACTGCAACCCAATGCGTTCGGCCACTTGCCGTACCGCTCTTTGAACTTCCAATCAGCCCAGGAGTCCTTGTAACCCTTTTGACGACCATAGAAGCGAAGACCTGCCATGAATTCCTGGCGCTGCTTTTTGGCGAGCTTTTCGTCGCTGTAATCTTTTATTGGTCCGCCAATCCAATGGAGCTCGCCGTCGCGGTGTATGACCTGGGTGAACTTTTTGACGAGCGTACCGCATTCTGGACACGACTCATGATGCGGAGCCATAACGACCTTGCACTCTTCGCAGAGTCTAGGCTTTGGATCTTTCTTCTCTTGTTCCTTGCGCTTGGCTTTGCTGTTCTCATCGCCATTGCACATGGTATCGCGCGTAATGCCCTCGACCAGGCCGAGCTTTAGCGTATTGCCTGCATGATCAAGAATGATCGCGTCTTTCTTTCCCGGCGCGGTACGCAGAACCCTACCCGTCTTCTGGACATGCAATGTCAGAGACTTCGTCGGGGCGGCGTCAATCATGCAGGACGCCTCTGGAGCGTCGAATCCGGTCGTCATCACGCCGACATTGCAGAGCACCCGGATATCGCCATTGCGGAAATCTTTGACGATCTCCTTGCGATCCATATCCATTGTGAAGCAATCAACGTACCCGGCTGGTATGCCTGCCTCTTCGAATCTTTGCTGAACATGCTTGGCGTGCGCGCGATCGACGCAGAAGCAAATCGTCGGGCGGTTCTCTCCGTATTGCTGCCAATGCTTGATTATGTCGCCAACAATCTCACGCGTGTTCACCTTATCGGCGAGCTGGCGCTGGTTATAATCGCCGGCTGTCGTCTTGACGCCTGACAGGTCGATCTCTGGCGCTGGCGCAAGCACACGTCCCTGGACAAGGTATCCCATGTCGATCAGGCCCTGCGTCGTACCGCCAACAATCAATGTGTCGTAATGCTGTCCCAGGCCTTCGCGCCAGGGCGTCGCAGACAAACCAATGACAAGAGAGTCTTTGAAATGCCCCTTCTTGAGCTTCAAGAAGGCCGTAGACGTCATATGCGCCTCATCGACGATCAGAAGATCAAACCGCGAAAGATTGTGCCTGCGCGTTAGCGTCTGCAATGACGCCACCTGCAAGGGCTTACGCCAATTGGTACGTGGGTGTTGTCCCTGGATAACGCCGATCTCGTTGTTGAAGCCTTCGTCGATGAAGGAATCAACAGTCTGATCAATCAGCGTCAGGCGCGGCGCAACAAAGCATGCGCGACCGCCATTCTCGATAACATTGTTAATAAGATGCGCGGCCGTGAGCGTCTTGCCAAAGCCGCAAGGCGCTTGCACCATGATGGACTGATATCCCTGCATGGCAGCATGCTGGATCTTTTCGACCAGCTCTGCCTGATGAGGACGTAGAGGCCGTAGGTTAGCCATTGCTTGCGTCCTTGAGCTCTTTGTACGTCTTCATGGCTTCACGCATTGTTGTGCGCATCAGCTCGATCTGCGTCTCAAACAGCCGATCATCACCGACGGTGATGGCGTGACAGGCATTCGTTGCAACGCGCGCAACATGGTCGAGGCATTCGGCCAGGAAATCTCGGCGAAGCGGGTCGTCAGGACGGTGAAACGCGGTGGAGCAAGGGAGAGATGCATATCCGGTGGAAGACTGTACCTCAGCGTCAAAAGTATCTTTCGACTCCACTTGTAGCTTGGCGGAACGTGCGCTATTTTCAGAATCAGAACTAGGGATCATGCCTTCGGAATCCTCTGGTTTAGGTAGGGGGTTGAGCGTCCTTGCGCTCCCCCCCACCGAATCTCAATCCCACGACTAGATCTGATTCTGTAGCCTGTCGTCAACAATAGTATCCACTACAGGCATGCTTTTTCCCCAGCCTCGGTTAATGCTTTATTAACAGTGCCGGATACAGCATCGGCAAATTCAATTGCGCCGCGTATTGCATTAATCGCTTCCAGTATCTCCTGATCTTTATCAGCAATATATTTCTCCAGGCGACGGATGCCTGAGAGGATCGTTGTATGATCCCGACCGCCAAAGCCTTTGCCAATTTGTGGCAGCGACTTGTTGCAAAGCTTATGGGCTAACCAGTAACCAACCTGGCGCGCGCGTACGTAGTCCGCACGATGAGAATGGCCAAATAGGTTTTCCTGCGAGACATTGAAATACTCGCTGACGCAATAGGCAATGAAAGCGATTGTTGGCGCATTGTTCAAAGCCTTTTCACCATTAAAGCTTTGTGTGACCCAGATCTTTTTGCGGATCACTTCCATAGCGCGTCTTTTCTTATCCATGTCATCGGCGAGCTCTTTTATCTTGCGACGCTCTTCTTCGATTCGACGGCTTTCTTCGATCTTTTTGTTGAGCTCCTGGCGCTTAATTTCCATCTCACGCTGCATGGACTTGTAAAACATGGGCCCACGACGGATCATTGTTGCGCCATTGATCATTGTTTCCTCCTACTGATTTGATGCGGTGAACACGATAAGAGATTCTGCTTCATCACCGCGTGTAACGATAAGCTTCTTGCACAACCTGTCGTTGGATATGACGCCATGTGTTTGCGCCAGGTCTGAATAGGCCTTGACGCAATTGTCGAGATCCGCCTTGCATTTCTTTGCGACAATTACTGTCATCTCGTATGCGCCGTCGATGCGCCCAGGATTTTGTGCTGCTAACATCCACCCAGCCTCTTTCTGCCAGGTGCGATACTTCGCGGACTTGATGTTGCGATTGCCGAATGCGCGCCAGATAGCATTCGTGCTAATCGGTGGCGGCAAACGTAGCGACACATAAGGAACGACACGCCTGGTCATTGCGCCTCCGCGCCCCAGCTATGCCAGCCAGGGCGACCATTGCGCGCAAAGAGCTCGATCTTTGGCATGTTGGGAAAATACGTCTCGATCATCTCGTAGAAGACGTGAGGCTTGGCGCTGTGCGCGCCGACTGGCGCCTCGATGACGGATGCCCATTGCGTACCGGGAGCCGGCGCAGGAATATTGCCGCGCGTGCCGATGAGCAGGATCTCATGCTTGTTGCGTGACCAATATCCAAGGCCGATGCGGTTCTTAACCCAGACCATCTGCGACTTGTATTTGAATCCCCATTCATCAAGGACGTACAGCGCGTCTTCGATCATCGGCACGGTCGCCCAAAGAAACAGAACGCAATTGTCGGCAGCGATCGTCTCGACGTCGAGCGAGCCTATCTTCGCAGTTGCTGTCGTTGCGTAATGGTTTTCAGGCGCGCGATCCATGCCGGTCTCGCGGCTGTATGGCTCGAATCTCCAGGGCGGGTCGGCATACACAACGCCAAACTTTTGATCAGGCAGAGCCAGGATCTGGTTTGCGAGCGCCGCCTCTTTCTCAGCGCGACGCTGTTTCTTGATCTCAGTCCTGGTCTGCATGCGTATCCTTTATTTGCCGCCAACAATGATCGGCATTGGTTTGCTTGAGTCATGCATGGACATGACGAATTCTATGTATCCCAGGCAGTACGCCTCCTGCCCTATTTGCTGTACCGTTGCGTCGATCTTGCGCCTGGTCTCCCACATCACCCGCTCGACAAATTCTTTCCGGCGATCGGTTGACCAGTGCGCGAAAGGCTCTGGACCGAAAAACGACTTGTTGAACTTGATGCGATATTGCGGACAAACCTTTTCGGAATAGACCGCTGCAAACAATTCCTTGTCGTATTGGCTCAGTCTGAACGCGAAATCCTCACTCTCGGAGTTGAACTCTTGTGCCGATGCGGCGGTGATAGATGTTGCCAGTGCTAATGCTGTCAGTAGTTTTTTCGTGGACATGATGGCCCTCCTTTAGGCTCTGGTTATGAGCGCGTGACTCTGCGCCCTAATTCGATATCGGTAGCAAGACGATCTGCTTCTCGAATTGCATCTAATGTCAGTGACGAGAAATCGACGCGAGCATCGTAATAAGCACGCGCGCGTTCTTGGGCGTCATTAATGTCTCCTGTCGCAGACAGCGCTTCGACTAGGCTATCGACGATTGCTTGCGCGCCATTCATCGTCCAATTCTTTCTTTCGTTTGCGGATGTATGAAGCTGCATGCTCTTCTCCGTGGGCTAATGCGCAATCACAAAACTCGACAGTAAGACGCTCTGGGATCCACCCAGGGATCTCGATGCCCTTGGCGCGTACGCGTGCAATCATGGCTCGGCGGATCTTTTCGGCGGAGGATGTCACGACCTGCGCACTCCTATGCCTTCGTGGATCTGCTCCAGGTAGCGCATGGATACACCATCGATTCCACGTTTCCTGGCTTTTGACACGATCGCATGCCAGTAAGCGCGTGGAATCCGACCTCTGGTCTTCATCGTACGACTGTGAGAAATCTGTTTAAGGCCAATGTCTTCCGCGAATGCGCGGTTAGACGGCCATTTTTCCATTAATTCTGTTATTGCTATTGTAGCCATGATCGTCTACGAATCACCTTGCTGCACATTTGTAGCTGTATCGCTACTATTGCAGCCAAGAAAAATCAAGCCAGTTCCATTACAGGTGCACAAAAAATAGCTAAACTACGGAAAACGATAAGAATCACTTGAGAGTACAGCCATGACCAAAAGAGAATTCGAGGCCTTTGGGCTTCGGCTGTCTAAGGCTGCTTATGCGGCTGGATTCAGGGGCCCGGCGGAACTTGCCGTCGCCACAGGACTAAACAGAGTCACCATCGGCGCATACATGCGCGGTGACCGCCAAGCGTCTTTGGAGGCCTGCGTCTTGTTGGCCGAGGCTGTCAAGGTCAGCCCGACCTGGCTACATTCTGGTCGCAACGACACCAAGGCAGATACAAAGATAGGTATAAGTACTCGTGCCAATATTGACACTGATCGTACAATTGGTGTTACTCGCTACCTCCCGAATGCAAAAACGATCCAAAGGGATACAACGTCGGAACTAGGTCCGGCACAACAAGCCAGGCAGATCCCCCTGTATAGCAGCGCGCTTGCGGGGCCTGACGGCAGCGTAAGCATAGGCGTAACACTGATGGAACTGATAGAAGCCCCGGCTCCAATAGCCGCCGTACCAGATGCATATGCAGTACGGGTTGTCGGGGAAAGCATGGAACCGCGCTATTTCTCCTCCGAGATCGTCTATGTCCACCCGCGCATGCCAGTGAAAAAAGGCGACTTTATCCTGGCGCAAGTCACCGACAATGGAGGTGGCGATGTCATGGGCTATGTAAAGCGACTCGTGTCCATTGACGACCGCAAGCTTGTTGTCGAGCAATTGAACCCAAAACGCGAGATCTCGTTTTCTAGAGACCGGGTAAAGAGCGTACACAGAATTGTTCTTGCTGGATAAACTGCCCCGATAAAATATTTTTGCGTGTTGCCGACTTTTGTAGTTGACTCCCTTTATTGGCTACAATAGTATCCCATCATCGAAACAGATGGAGGGCACTCATGCACACGCTTCCTTACTCAGAACTTAAAACCGCTATCAACGAGGTCAACGATCTCGGCGTTCTCGCTGACAACATCGGCGAATTAAAGCAGCTCATTGCAGAGCTCGAAGCCAAGCACGATCTTTTCTCAGACGCATTAAAGGCAAAGCTTGCTGATGGCGAGCGCGCTATTGGCACAAAATGGTCGGCTCTTAAAACACAGCCAAATGTGAAGCCACGTCTTGACGCCAAGAAGGTCGAAGAGGCTCTTGGTAAAGACATCCTGGCCGACTTTTACGTCATGCCAAAGAGCTCTCCACGTCTCACGGTCGATGCGACCAAGATCTGGGAACAGGCTGCTTAACGCAGCCATTCCCTACGCTTTACCACGTCTATCGAGGATACAATCATGTCCAAGTCAGTTACTTATGTTTTCGACGAGATCTTCCCCTTCACGGCCGGCGGCAAAACTCTTGATGTCTGCATCAGCGGCGAGGCCGAGGTCAGCTACAGCGGCGACACCGACGCAGCCGACTGGCGCGTCTCAGAGATCTACCTGAACTCTCACGAATTCGTTGACGGGAAGGTCAAGCGAGACCGCCACGTCATCGACACCGATCACCCGCTCTACAGCGTGATCGAGGATCACATCGAGAACGATAGCGATGGAATCTACGAGCTCATCTCAAAAGACGAAGACGACGGCTACGACGCTTGGATGTCTGACGCATACGACCGCGACCGCGACGACCGCATAACAGGAGATCTCTGATGCTTACCAATACCGACATGCACTTAGAAGGACGCCTCACACTGGAGTCGTCTGTACGCTCACTGCCTAACGGCGATCAGTTTGGCATGGTCCGCATTCACGAAGGCAACCGCCATATCTGGAGCGCCTCGATCTTTGTCGTACCTGAAGACATTGATCGCATCGCAGAAGCAGTTGCTGCGTTCAACGAGGTGATGCAGCGCCCTTCCCTGCTTGCGGCGGCGGAATGACACCGCTTCCGCACATCACAGACGACGAACACACGCCAGTAAACCACAGAGTCTACATGGCGCGGTTTAGTCGGGAGACGGCGCGATCGTACCTGCGCCGTCCCACAATCTACGGAAAGGATCCTGCGCAGTTTCACTACTACATGCGTGAAGCCATTCGCTGGATCCAGGCTGAAAAGCACAGACGCAGTCAGGCACATTAAGCGCATTCGCGTGCGCTTATTGGGCAATGACGCCCCACTAATGGCTCGGCCATTGCACATAAGGAGAGTAATATGTCTAATAATGTAGCTACGCTTAATCTTGTGAACATGCCATCGAACTCCGCCGCTTTTGCTGCGCTGTTTGCCCAAAAGCCTAAGATGCTGACCGATGAGGTACAGTCTTGCGTGACAAAAGCATACGATGGTTATGACGAGTTGCGTAACTTGATCGGCGCTGACAACGATGCGGACGCTGTAGAAGGTTCTATCAAAGACAATATCGAAGGTGTCGTGACAATTCTGCGTGAATATTCGCAGAAATATCCGGCTGACTATCCACTTGCGGCAAAAGCCACACGTCGTCAGCTACGTCACGCATATATGGTTGTACGTCGCCGTATCTTTGCGGCTATGCAAGCATCTAATGCCCTGAGTGCTCCAACCCAAGCGGCTGAGTAACATTAACGGGTGACGTATTGCGCGTCACCCATTCCCCGCCGGAGCACAACCATGACCGACAAATCAGTCAAACCAGATGAGAAACTGCGTAGCGCAGATGTCATCGCTAATGAAATGCTGCGTCAGTTCAGGGAAGAAGGCATACCGCTTCCAAAGAACGGCCGCGACGTTATCAACCGGCACGGGAGCGTAAAAGCCAGCGTCGCCAGCGATGTCGTTTACTCCATCCGTCACAAGCTTCTTGCTGAAGAGAACACCAGGAAAGCTGTCGAAGCCGCTATCGAGAAGGCAAAGGACGAGGCTGTATGCCAGCCAGAAGACTTGCCGAAATCATGGCGCGATAAATTCGACATTGCCTTGCGTAAGCAGGTCCGAGAAATGCAGGCGCAATTCAACGACGCTGTCAGCGCAAAGGCAAAAGAGCTTGTCGAAACATACATGCTCCCAGCATGGCGTAAAAAGATAAACTATGCCGAAGAAATGCAGCGCAATTGGCGTACCGATACATATGCCCTGACGCGCGACGAGTACAAGAAGATCTTAGTCTGCTTGCATCCTGACCGTGTTCAGGACGAGGCGCTTAAGCTTCGATACTCCCAGGCCTTCGACATCTTTAAGCAGAAAGAAAAGAGTCTGGTTTTCCCAGAGCCGCCGACAGAGGCGTCTCCGCCCGTACCAGATAAATTCGACGACATCATTCGCATGAAGAGGAAAGCATAGTCATGGCACGTCAACTTGATCCACGCGGGACAATAGAGGAGCGTATTTATAGCCGCTTCGTTGTTGACCCGTTTACTGGCTGTCACAATTGGACAGGTGCTCTTTCAGCGGGAAAATACGGCAGTATTTATTATGAAGGTCGTATGCAGAAAGCGCACCGTGTTCGATACCAACTCGAATGCGGTCCTGTAAATCCAGATCACGATCTGGATCATTTATGCAGGAATACTCGCTGCATAAATCCGGCACATTTAGAACCAGTGACTCGCGGTGAAAATTTACGCCGCAGCCCGTTAATGGACCGTAATTCCAAAAAAACGCATTGCAGCCGTGGGCATGAGTTTTCACCAGAAAATACTCGCATAAGAGCCAATGGTTGGAGGACGTGCAAAGCGTGCATGCGAATGCACATGAAGGAATGGAGGAAGAAAAATGTCGCGTAACAATATCGACCCGCGTTTGTTGAAAATATTGGAAAAGTATCACGACAATCCACGCGAGGCAGTTTGGAATTGCCACGGGACGATAGTGGCATACCACAGAGCCATTGAACAAATGGCTGCTAAGGCAGGGATTAGATTTGACCCTCCCGTGATCATACAGGCAGACGCGCTGAAAGATGTCGCGGTTGTTTGCGTGACGGGTTACTTGGGTGATCAGTCTGTTTGGTCTTTTGGTGAGGCAAGCCCAAAGAACAATAAGAACGCATATTGCTTTTCAATGGCAGAGAAGCGAGCCGTTGACAGAGTGACGCTAAAGCTTCTTGGTCTGCATGGCGAGATCTACTCTGAAGAAGAAGCAGACGCTTTCCGTGATGTTGTTGTTACTGTCACGCAGAAAGAGCCAGCGGTAGACGCAGCGACAGAGGACGAGTCTCAGTCAATGCGTGAGATCCTTTTCTTTGAGATCGACGCCATTAACTGCCCTAACGAGCTGATGAATTGGGGCAAGAATAGCGCAGCAACAATTGCCGGGCTGACAGAAGAGCACCAGAAAGAGGTCCGCGTCTATTTCAGCAAGCGCAAAGCCGACCTGAAGCAGGCTGCGTGATGGCTGTACAAGGACACAGGCAATGGAAGATGCGACGAGTCGGTAAAGCGACTGCCAGCCGCATCTTTGCAATCGTCGATCTCGACTCCAGGGGGAAATACAAGGCGTCGCGCGCCAACCTGATGCATGAGCTGGCCATCGAAGAAATAACGCAGGAGCCCACTGCATTCTTCGTCAATCAGTTTATGGCTGATGGCACCAGGCAAGAGCCATATGCGCGCACGACATACGCCCTGGAGAACGATGTCGATGTTGAGCAAATCGAATTCGTGGATCATCCCACGATCCCACACTCCGGCGCATCGCCTGACGGCCTCGTACCGCCAGATGGACTAATCGAGATCAAGTCGCCGCAGTTGAAGACGCATGTCGAATACATGCTGTCCGAGACCGTACCGCCTGAATATCTCGTACAAATCCATTGGCAATTCGCCTGCATGCCAGAACGTAAATGGTGCGACTTCATATCGTACTGCGAGAAGATGCCACCAGAAGGCCGCATGTGGGTGAAGCGCGTACCGCGTGACGATGCTTTCGTGAAACGCCTAGAAGACGAGGTAACAAAATTTGTCAGCGAACTTGAAACACTCACCACCACCCTACGACAGAGACTCCAACGAGCCGGTTGATAGCGAGACATCGAAAGTAATCTTGTTGATCCTGGAATTCGCGCTCGACATGGCCAAGGACACACAGGAGCTTAAGCAATGGTTTGATTACAACTCGAAGGAGGTCTTTCGTTTGCACACGGAAGACAAGGACACGCTGCGAGAAAAATACAAAGCCAAGGCAGAACAACTAAGGAGAAATAAGAATGGCGTACGACAACACGAACACCGGAATACTGTCGCGGAACACCAAAAGACGGTCTGAAAAGTCTTCCGAGTTTTCCGGCAACATTAATGTCGAAGGCGTCGAATACTGGCTCGATGCCTGGGTGAAAGAACGCAAGGCCGATGGCTCCAAGTTTTTCTCACTGGCGCTAAAACGCAAAGACGGTCAGCAAGCAAAAAGCAATGCGCCGTTGTCTGAACAGCTCTCGGATGAGATTCCATTTTGAGGTGAGCCATGCCTAATTGGGTTCAGATCACGAACGATAATAGGCAAACAGTCCTGGGGTGGATCCAAAAGGCCACTCCAGGAATCTCTGTCGCGTTTAAGCGCCCTAACCGACGCACGCGCGATCAGAACGACTTGCTTTGGCCGTACCTGCGCAAGATCGCCAAAGAGGTCACATGGAGCGGCAATAAATTCGACGAGCACGCCTGGAAAGACATTTTCGTCAACTCGCTCTGGGGCAATATGTCTGTACCGGGAATACATGGCGGTATTGTCTTTGTCGGGAACAGACACTCCACTAGTGCATTGACCAAAGCAGAGATGTCGGAGCTGCTAGAGATGATCGTTGCATTTTGCGCAGAGCATGAGATCAGCCTTGACGACTGATGTCACCACAACAAAACGCAAGCCGCTGACGCCGACGCAGAGGTTAAAGCTGTTTGAGGTCCACAAAGGGATTTGTGCGCTATGCGGGATGAAGATCAAAGCAGGGGAACCGTTTATCGACGAGCATATTATCCCGCTGGGGCTGGGTGGTACAAACGATCTCAGCAATCGCGCTCCCGTGCATGTCCAGTGTGCGCACTCAAAAACGCATGGCTCTCAGGGCGACGTGGCGAAGATCGCAAAAGCCAAGCGCCAAAAGATGAAGCACCTGGGGATCGAAGCGCCGAAGCAGAAGATTCACTCCAGGGGCTTTCCTAGCAGCCGCAAAACAGCACGCATACAAAAGGCGTCACTGCCGCCGCGAGCAATGTTTGAATAATCCCCGCTAATCACAGGCACCTGATTATGGATATGGAAAAATATCAGTCTAGGGCAAAGCTTTCGCAAGAAAGGGCTCGTCTAATGATAGCGGAGCTAAAGCTTTCTGGGACGGTTCAGGAAAACAGACGCCGGAAGCTTATGGCAGAGATTGATGACATCAAGATAAACGTAAGAGAGGCTTATGAGGCTCATGCCGCGCATTGTATGAACCAAGAGCATGAAAGCGAAACAGGATACCATCCTACCGCTACAAGAGGCCACATATACTTTATTAGTGACGGAAAGCTGGTTAAAATTGGTTTTAGCAAAAACGTCAATAAAAGGCTGGCAACTCTGCAAATAGGCAGCCCTAAAATTCTGACTTTGGTAGCGACCATAGAAGGAACGCAACGTGATGAGTTGCAGTTGCACAAGAAATTTGAACGGCTCAGAATTCACGGTGAATGGTTCAAATATACGTCCCCTATAAAAAAGTTTGTGGGGTCTCATCGTGTCTAAAGGGCCAGCCGCATTCAAGCAATCTGATGTCGCTAGGGCTATCCGAGCGGTCATGCAGACAGGTGCGCCTATGGCCGTTGAGATAGCAAAGGACGGAACGATTCGACTTGTTCCAGCTACGAATGTTACGGTAAGCACTCCAAAGGCAACCCGACCGAAGACATTATTCTGATGGAAAAGCCCAGGCCTCCGTATCTGATTAAACGCAAAGGCTGGAAGGGACAGACGCTCTGGTATTACTGGAAGCGTCCCGCCAAGCAGATCCGAATTAAAGGCGACTACGGCTCACGCGAATTCTGGTCAAACTACGAGGCGGCAGCGCAAGGTCACAGATCCGAGCAAAAGACAATCCGAGAACCTACTGGATCTTTGAGATGGTTGTTGGACAGATACCGCGAGACAACCGCTTGGCTGGAATTATCCAACTCTACCCGCCGCCAGCGAGATAATATCTTCCATCGCATACTGACCGCCAACCCAAAGCTATCCTTTGGCGACGTAGACCGTCAGCTCATCGTCGATACCCGCGAGGCAAAGAAGGCAACGCCTAGCGAGGCAAACAATTTCCTAGACGCCATGAGAGGTCTGTTCAGATGGGCTGTTGATGCACAGCATGTCGAAAGCGATCCCACAGCCGGAGTTAAGAACCTAAAGCGTCCTAAGACGGAAGGATTCCGTATGTGGACAGAGGAAGACGTAACAGCCTTCCAGAAGCATTGGCCGATAGGCACACGCGAACGTCTGTGCTTCGAGATATTCCTAAACACTGGATTGCGCCGTGGCGACGTAGCAAAGCTAGGCAAGCAGCATATCCGGCATGGCAGGCTAAAGATCACCACAGAGAAGACAGGCACGGTCGTGAGCCTACCCGTCCCACAGGCGCTACTGGACGTTATTGCCCAATCCAAGACGGGTGATCTCGCTTTTATCGCCAGCCACAGAAACGGTCAGCCAATGCGCAAAGAAGCTATCGGGACATGGTTTCACAACATAGCGAAAGAGGCTGGCATCGACGGCAATGGACATGGTCTGAGGAAGGCCGCAGCAACACGCCTTGCACATGCTGGAGCCACTATTCCAGAGCTGAACGCCGTCTTTGGATGGACAGGTCATAGCATGGCGTCACGCTATACAGAGAAGGCTGATCGTGAGCGTCTTGCAGATAACGCCGCAGCCAAGCTAAAGAACGCAAACTGAACAGACGCTGTTACAAGGCGCTAGGCTATTGTTACAAGGTCAAGAAAAAGCCTCGCAAATCCAATGACTTACGAGGCTCAAATCTCTGTTTGGTGCGGCCGAATGAAGTCACATACACCAGTAAAATCAACGGATTCCTTGTTACAAGGTCGATAAACGCGCTATTGTTTTTTAAGGGATTTTTCAAACGCTGTTACAATGTTTTTTGAGGCTTACATGCGCGAACACGAAGTAAATGCAGCCGACAATTTTATCTGTGGCTGGTATATGGATGACACCTCACTGTGCGACAGGATTGTTAATCACTTCCACGCCTCGCCAGATAAGCAGCGCGGCATGGTCTACGTCGCCGGAAAGCTGCAATTTAACGACGCCAAAGAAAGCACAGACTTATACATCTGGCCTGGCAGCCAGCTTTGCCTTTAACGACGAAATTTCTGCACGCAGCTCTGCGATAAAAGCGCCGAGATCGACGGTCTCGCCATCAACCGGTACGCTGACGCCGCCGGTCGCATGGAACTTGCCGTTGGTGACATCGAGGTACGCCCCGACAGCAAGGTTATTGTCGGCATAAAATCCGATATGGTTTGCAGCATCATTGCGGATCATGCCAGCGCCATTGATCGGCGGCACAAAACGGATCGAGGACGTACCGTTGACGACCGTACCGCCATTTAGGTTTACAGTCGAGCCAACTGCATGGTTGACGACTGACCCAGATGGGAACGAGGTCTGACCGTTAATCGTGTTGACCGCCTGGTTATTTTGAACCGACAGATTCCCCAGAGACAGGTTGATATTGCCGCTGGTTATATTCATGTCGCCGTTATGCTGCGAATTGCCGTAGACGGCCATCACAGCGGTGCCGACAGGAGCCGTACCAACGCCAAGGGTTTGAACTGACAAACCGCCTGATCCAGAAAAGTCGATGAGGCCGTTGATCTTTACGTTATCAAGGATCGTCAGGCCATTTGGTACGCTAAAGTTACCCGCGACAGAAGCAGACCCATTGCAGACGATATCCTTGTCTACTTGCAGGCCGCCCGTGATCTCGCCACCAGTTAAAGGCAGGTAGAAATTTTCAGATCCAGAGACGGCCGAGTAGATATTCTTGCCGTCGGAGAAAAGCAGGTCAGAGCCGCCCGTTGGAACCAGGATCGGCTTATTCGAGTAATTGGCTGTTCGGACGTAGATATTGCCGCCTGACGCCGTTGTGTTGTTTGAGACGATCCAGCGACCACCAATGTTGTTTGGTATAACGAGGTAATAGCTGCCGCCACCAATGTTACCCGTCAGATTAAAGCGCATGTATTGGAGCTGCGAGGGAGATAGTACCGCATCGTAGCCGTAGAAATTGACGTTGAGAGTCGATCCCAATACGGCATCGAGGATCGAGCTGTTACTGTTAAGAGGCGTGTTCCAGTTCGTGCTGTTATACGGAGGAAGGTTTAGTCCGATATTCTGTGTAGTTGCCATGACAGCCTCAGAGTTGTTGACTTGCTATATCGAGAGCCCGAACGACCGTTGCGTCTGGCTTGCTAAGAATGACTTCCGTGCTTTTTTGCTGATCTTTACGCGTACGCTCTAGCGCCGTGATCAACTGGTCAGGCGTCATTGCAGAACGACCGATTCTACCACCCGTTGCGCGCGCTTTACGCTGTTCGTCCTGCATAACAGGAACGCCGCTTAAGTACGACCGATAGATTGTCCGGTGTATTGCGTTCTGGATTTTATCTGCCCAGCCTTGCGGAATTTCCTGGTTTCTAACCGGCACCTTGTTCAGCAATTCACGCGCGAACTCTGGATCGAGCATTGCCTGCTTGACGACGTCATTGACGGATTGCATGCCGCTTGCACGCATCTTCATGCCCAGCTTTACAAGGGCTGCCGGTACGCCGATCTTTAATGCGCCAAACAATCCACCCGTATGGAATCCTTCTGCGACGCTTGCATAGAGAATACCGCCAACGGTCATGTTTGCGATATCAGATCCAGCGGCCTTCAGATGATCAGCCGCAGCGCGACCAGATCCAGAGGTATTGGTACGATCTTTTGTCGCCTGGACAGATCTGTCCGACAGCATCAGATCGCGATTGACGTTATCTAGCACTGACATTTGCTCTGGCGTAAATATCGCCTCAAGCATCGGACGCTTGTTCTTCAGCATCGTATCAAGCTTTGCGTACGACAGCGCGCGCGTCTCGCCAACGCCAGGACGCGCAACATTTGTCTTAGCGCGCAGGATCCAATCGACTGCCGCCTTGCGCATGCCTTCAACTGCATCTGGAGGCAGGTCTTTTACGACATCGCGTACGCGCGTGACGCTTTGTCCGTCGATGAGCTTGCCGACAGCATTCTCGATCTCGACAGGATCATGCAGGCCAAGGAACTTGGACGCCGCCTCTTTTTGCAGAGCATCGAGCGCCTCTTTTCTATTCTTGCAAAACGCCGCCATAGACTCAGCCGCTTTTGCCGGATTCTCCAATGACTGCGCAAAACCAGGCGAAACCTTGTCGATCGCCTGTATTGCGCCATCAAAACTTTTACGCACTGTGGCGAATTTCCTGGCGTCCATCGTACCGTCAGGCTTTACGAGATCACGGAACTTGTTAAGCACAGCCTCTTTCATCGCGCTGACTGCGCCTTCGCCATTCTTTGCCGCTTTCAAGAAACGCGTCGCTGTTTCGAGTCCTGTATCGCCAGGCTTTACAGCGCGACCCGCGACAGCCGAATCCTGAACGGAATACTGATCCTTGAAACCGGTCGTCTTCAAGACATCGCGTACCTGGCCATTCTTGTACGTCTGCGCATATTCACCGTACCGCTTGTTAGCCGTCTTCAGCTTGTCAGCTTGACCAGGCTCCATGTTAGGACGCGTGCCAGGAGGCGGCTCATTTGCGCCTGCCTCAAACGTACCAGTGTCGGTTTGTTTCTCTTCGACCTTTGGCGCTTCTGGGGCAGGCTCTTCGCCACCCTTCCCGCCAACTGTTTTCAAGATATCGTCGGGAGTAACCGTGTCGCCGAATAAACCAGGTCCAGACTCATTCTTGAGCGCCTCAACAGCATACCGCTGTAGCCGCTCCGCGATAGCCTGCCGTCCAGCGACACGGTCTCCGTTAAACAGAAGCTTTGCGACGAGCTCTGGCGTATCACCGCCGAACATGTCCTTCTGTTTGATCACTTCACTGACAGGACGACCTTCGTCGCGCGCACGCATGATCTTATGCACCGCGTCGATCAGTTCTTTCGTCACGTCGTGATTAGGCGCGATATGTCCAGCTTCTGCCGCTGCACGCATCTGCGCCCAGGGACCAGCAATATCAGACAGCGCGCCGGTAACATTGCGGATATTGTTGTCTGTGCTTTCAAAGCCACGACGCACAATGTCGTCAGAGCCAAACGCACGCGACATAATTGCAGCCTTGAGACGCTGTACGCCAGATTGCGATAACTTGCCGTCGCTTGTGCCGAAATCGCCACGCTCATTAACCGGCAGTTTGCTCATCACCTCATTAACAAACGCAGCATTAGCAGCGGAATTAACATCGCCCATTTCTAGCTTTGAAAGCACTTCAGGCGTCAGGAACTTGGCGTCGGCTGCGCCTTGCTCCACCGCATTCATCGCTAGGCCGGTTTTCGAGTTAGCGTTTTGCGTGAAATACTCGCGCTGCGATGGCGTCAATTCGCTGGTACGTCGTGCAATCAATACAGGGTTTTTAATGCCCGTCGTGTCGTAGCCTTGCGACTCAAGCCATTTGCGATAGCCGCGAGGATCCCCCTTGGCGTAGTTGTTACGGATGGCCATCGAGCGACCATTGCCGCTTTCAACAACGCCATCAGGACCAACGACAGGAGCGCCCGTATTAGCTTCTGCGCTGATACCGAGCTGATCAGGATTGAGATTGTTGGTGTAGTGCAGAACCTGGTCTTGCGCAGGCTTGCCAGAACGATCACGCGGCTGGAGCTCTTGCGGGAATTTTGGATTCTCAGTGAAATCGGAATTGTGTGAGATTGTCAGGTCATTCAGATCGACGACCTGATGCTGAACATCTACATTTCCACCTGGGTAGTAAACCTTATGCCCACCGGTTGGTACTTTTTGCGATAATCCCGCACCGCCATTAACATTTCCAGGTCCGCTTCCTTCTTGCCGCGAATTTCCAGACGCTGGAGGAACAGGGCGATCTCCTCCGGCGGTCTGTCGTACCGATTCATCACCCTCTCCAGCACTTGCAGCGGCCTCTCCGGCAGCGGCAGCTCTAGGGTCAGATTGTCCAAGTCGTCCTTCAAGGGTGTCCTCTGGCCGTAATTTGCCCTCTTTGACCGCCGCATTCTCCCAGGCGATCTGGTTCTCGATAGCTTTATTTATGGCTTCTTTTGTAGCGCCTTTCAAGGCCGCCAAGTGACGCCAGCTCGTTGTTTCACCATTTGCCCTGCGTTCTGCCGACATTTTTTCCGACAGAAGGCGGTCTAAATCCCTGACATCTTTGAACGTATGGACGTCTTGCAGATTCTCCAGGCGATTAAGAACGCCCGTCAGCTCTGGCGAATGCTCTGTGAACGCGCCCTTGTCCGCCAGGATTGCATCACGCGCTTTTTGCACCGGGCTTGTCAGCAACGACATGTCGCCGTTGGGATCCACCTCGTCGTATAGTTTGTCGATATCTTTCTTCTCTGCGTCGCGAGACTTCTGGATATCCTCACGCAGACGCTGACCGATCTCTGACGGATCTGCACGCTCGCCAAGCGCCGCCATTTCTCGTTGCGCACGCTCGTATAGAGCTGCTTCTGCTTGTTCATATCGTTGCGTGATCGTTGTATGTCGATCGCGTACCGCATTGGGAAGATCAGTCGTGACGGCCGTATCTTTTGGCACATCAGCAAGAGCCTGGTGACGCGCCTCGTTTTGTTGCGACTCGCGCTTGTTGATCTCAGATCCGAATTCAGGATCGCTTCTGAACGAACGCTCTGCTTGTAAAATACCGGTGTCGCCGTACCGCTGACCGAGCGTCAATGGCGAGCCAGGAACGATCTGATCTTTTACCGGACCTTGCGCATCGCCGAAAACAAGCGATTGTTTCAGAGCCTCTGGATCATGCGCATAGCCTAAGAGCTGTTCAGCGGCTTGTGCGTCGCGTGCGCCTTTTGAGAACTGCGCCTTTATTGGTTTGCCAAACTTGTTAAAGCCAGCCTCGCCAGCATGCGCTGCGCCGCCCGATAAAACGCTTGCGCCAAATCCGTACAGCGGATCGCCAGTGATATCCGTTACGCCTGCGCCTGCGCCACCGCCAAGCATATTCAGCGCCGCAGCTTTTGGTGCGATCGTTTCAGCAATAGCAGGTCCAGCTTTTGCGCCTGCTTTAAGCACGCCACTACCTGGACCCATTGCGCCGATGCCGGCTTCTAATGCGCCCTGCGCAATCTTGCCGCCAACAGTATCTGGATCATATCGACCAGTCTTTTCTTCAATAGGCGCAGCAAACGTCTCCGTGTTTGGCATACGCGGACGAAAACCTGTTTTCTCGCCAATCCAATCAGCCAGGTCTTCATCGTAACCTTTAATGCGTTTCTTCTCGATCTCTTCTGGCGTCGCGCCTGTAATTGCGCCAACTGCACGATCAGCGCCATAGCGACCAAAGTCTCTAATGTTGCCTGCCGTACCAGGGATAGACGATAGGCCATGTATCGTTGCCGTCGCTGCGCCTTTTAATGCACCGGAGCCATAACCATCGTCTTCCGTGCGCGTCAGTATTCCTTGAGGCGCTTCTTCTGGGCGATGCTGTGCATGCAACGCCATGAGCTGGTCATCAGACAAGATCTCTGACTTTTGAGCCGGCGCAGACTCCTCTGGCGCGAAAGAGACATCTGCTTTCGGCTTCTCAAGTGAAAGGAGCTGATCGTCGCTTAGAACTTCTGTCATTGCGCTGCCCAACCTTGCCCATTCCAGAGGTACGTCTTGCCGCCAATTGTTTGCGCCGTTTTACCTGCAACACGCTGATCGACAGGAGGCAGAACAGTTGGTTTAGCCGGTGGATTATGTGAACCGACAGCCGTTGCTTCGTCGGCTGCGCGGTTTTCGTAGTCATGGATGTCGTGAGTCTTCATCCATTCTTGATCGAACCGCATTGTGTCGATCGTGTATGGATTCTCGCGACGCCAATTGACGTAATCGTTCAGATAGTCGGTGTTGTATTGGATCTGACCGATTGAGCGCGCAATGATCTGACGGTTTGCTTCAGGCGTCAGCGCAGCATTAGCATTTGCTCTTGCCAGGCCCTCGATCTCTGCGACGAGCGGACGACCGCCCATTGCTTTGACTTGCTCGAACGTGTTCGCAACACCGTTCTTGAGGAATTGCTGTACTTCTTCAGCGGTACGCAAACGCTTCTTGTCGATCGGTATGCCGAGAGAGTCGAGCGCAGCGTAGATCTCTGCCTTTTGCGGCTCGAACTTGCCGGTCTGAAGGCTTTGCTGAATTTCCTGCATGCGCTTTAATCGCGTCAGTGAAAGCTGAAAACCTTTCATCTGGTTAGGAATCTGGACTTCTTCTTTTGCTTGAGCGTTACGCGTCTCTTGCACCCAGGCAGGCTGTGACTTGATGACGGTAGGATCGACGCCAACCTGCTCTAGCAATTTGTCTTTGCGAATGAGCTGCTTTGGTCCGCCAGGTATCGGCTCGATCTCTTCGTAAGAGTTGCGGTTTTCGACATCTTTGCCGGCTTGCATTTCTGCCGCCTTGATAGATGCGCCTGCTTGGCCTTCCGTTTGTACCGCCCAGGGATTCATCTGCACGGTGCCGTCTTTCATCATCACGGTGCGCGATGTTGCAGCGTCTCTTGCTTTTCCAAGATAGAACCGTTGCGCCTCTTCCCACTTCGCAGCCTGGTCGGCCGTGTATGGGCTCTGACGAAGCTTGGCAGCCATTTTGCCAGCCTCATCAGCTTTGGCGCTGAAGAAATACGGATTGCTGTGATTTTCTGAACCGGGCCAGAACTTCGCAGGATCTGGCGTACCGGCAGGCTTTGGCGCAGGCTCGACAGGAGCTGGAGGTGCAACAGGAGGCTCTGTCGGCGCATTGACCTTGCTAGCTACGCCTGTAGCATCGCTTACCGGATTCTGTTCTGGCGGCGTCGTGCCAGTAGGCTCAACCGGGACAGGAGGTCGTTGGACAGGCGGTTGCGTGCTCTTAACAGGCTCTTCAGGAGCAACCTGGATAGAGTTGTTAGGCGTAGGCTGTACAGGTGGAGATGGAGGCGCGACAGGTGGCGCATTTACACCGCCCGTACCGCCAACACCGCCAACACCGCCGACTCCACCTTTGGGGCCATAACCGCCTTCTGGCTCAGATGACGACGGATTCTGTTTGTAGGCGTCTTCAAGAGCTTTGCGCTGCGCTTCTTTCGCTTCGAATTCACGCTGCTTGATTTTCAGCTCTTCGTCCTGGCGCTGATTTTCACGATCTTTGTAACCGTAGCTACGCTCATCGTTGCTCATATCGCGATCAAAACGCTTTTGCTCTAATTCCATTTTCTGGCGCGCGCGCTCTTCTTCGAGACCTGCCGTACGCATGCCACCAAGCGTTCCCAGGCCAGAGGCGAGCGCAGATGCAGCGGCAGCGCCTGCGCCGTGATAATGCCTATTCACCGCATACTGCGCACCAGCGGCAGCTAAAGGCAGGATAACATCGAGCGCACCAAGACCGCCGCTTTCTTCTGCGCCTGGTCCAATTTGTTGCTCATGTCCGTCAGTAGACGCCATCATCGAGCGGTCAAGATATTCTGGACCACCACCCGTGTTACGCGCAGGATGACCGTTTACTTGCAGATTGCTGATGTCCTTAATGCCAGCGAGTTGAGCTTGCGCGTTTAGACGGCCATTCCATGAATTCGCATACTGCGCATACTTGCCAGGATTGCGATCAACCAGACTCTGATAGTGCTCCTGACGAAGCTTGTAGAGCTTGTATGGATCATCGCCAGCTTGTTGCGCCCATGCGCGCGCACGACCTGGTCCCTGATTAACAGAAGCGTCAAACGCAAGACCGCGCATATGCTCCGGCAAATTACCAATGCCAGCGCCGTCCCAATATTCTCTGCGATAAATATCTCGCGCCTGACCTTCAGAGATATTCTTGATGTCCATGCCGGGATGCGCAGCGGCGTTAATGCCGCGATTAGACGGACCGTGTCCGGCGTCATCTGGTGTGTAACCGCCTTCAACTTTCAACACCGTACCGACATGACGATTAAATCCATCGTCTGCCGGCGCATCGCTTCTCGATGTCGCTGCATCTGCAACCTGCACTGCTTGCTCAACAGGCGCTGGTTTTTTCTTTTCGACCTCTACGAGCTCTACTGGCACGTCAGGCGTAGGCGTATCGACAACCTCTGAAACATCGGACGTTGCTTCCGAATCAGGGCCGCCAGTACTGAGCTTTTTGCGACCTGATGAAACGCGACCGCCTCTCTTAAGAAGGAGAAGACCAGCAAGTGCGCCAAGACCTTCAAGGCCGCCACCGGCAGCGCCAGCGGCAGCTTCTGCACCCGCAGCGGCAGCATCAGCGCCAGCTTCAGCGGCCATATCACCCAGACCGGCCGCAGCATCTTCAGATGCGCCCATAAGGCCGTCGCCGGCTGCATCAGCAAGGCCTGCGCTTGCATCGCCTGCCACATCTCCGAGACTGCCTCCTGCGTCGCCAAGAGATGATCCGAGATCTCCCAGGCCTTCAGATGCGCTATTCTCCAGGCCACTAGCTGCTTCGCTTGCATTGTTGCCAAGATCTTTGCCAACCTCGCCAAGACCTTGCGAGGCGTCATTCTCTGCGCCATTAGCTGCATGCTCGCCAATGTTGCCAAGACCGTTTTCAGCTTGCGATGACGTGTTTTGAACACCGTCGGCTGCGTGCTCGACGCTGTCGGCGAGCTGAGTCTTATCGGCAGCATCTTGTACCGGCTTGGTGGCTTGTTCAGTGATCTTTGTTGGAGCAGCTTCAGCACCTTTCGTGCCTTTTTCCATGAGACCTTTCATCTGGTCCATGCCCTGCTTCATCATTTGTTCGGCTTGCTTGCCGCCTTCGCCGCCGCCTTTTTTGCCGCCACCACCCTGACCAGACATCTTCATCATATCCGGTGGTTGAGAAACCATCATTTGTGGGTGATGTTGATCGTTAAGCACTGAGGCAGGAACGATGTTGTTTTTCATTCCCTGTTCAAACGGCATGCTTCCGCCGTTTGGTGCAAATGGCACGCTGCCACTTTCGTTGTTAAATGGCATGACGCCGCCGATTGAGCGACCGATACGACCACCGCGTGCAGCAAAATCGAGCATGCCAAGATCTGCATCAGCCATTTGCGAGACGCCGCCGGCTCCATCTGTGCCGTAATCCGTGCTATCGGTCGCATCAGCGACAGAAGAGAGATCCGATGGACGTGCCGGCGGCAACGGAGCGCTGTCGGTGCTTGCCGGCGTTACTTTCGGGAACTCTTCGCCAGATGGTGCAGGCGTCGATGCGACCTGGGCTGCCGTTGTTGCGGCAGGAGTTGATGTGCTTGCAGCCGTATCAAATGCACCGCCTAATCCGCCTGATCCGCTGCCGCCAAACAGATTGCCTAATCCGCCGCCTTTGCCACCTAATCCGGCGAGGCCCTTCATCTTTTCCAGGGAGCCAGCAATATCTGGCGGTGGATGTTGAACTTTAGGCTGAGTCAGCTCTGCTTTTGGAACATTGATTGACGTTGGCGTTAATGCGCCATGTCCGCCGCCCTTTCCTTGCGGGACGAAACTATTGCCGCCAGGGCCTGCTTGGCCTGGATGCTTATTGGCATACATCTGCGACTGCGCAGCAAGAGCGCCTGCTAAACCGCCGCCGGCAAAATGCTCACGATGATTAGCGCCCAGGTGATGACCGATGCGTGCAGCGTCATCAGTTGCGCCGGCATAATCCATCGCAAGCAAGCCATCGACGTTATAGACGTGTTCTGGTTGTTTCTGAGCGACCTCGTCAGCCATCAGACCGAGCTGTGGCGCACCACCCATCATCGAATAGCGATAGATCGGTTGGTCATCGAACGTCTTACCGATGACCTCCGGCTTGTCAGCATCACCACCGCGTGAGAACCCGCCAACGCCGCCCTTCAAACGCGGATCGGAGAAACCAAGCGGCATTGACATCGACGTACCGCTTTGCGTCGTCGTTGAGCCATACAATGGACCAAGACCGCCATAGATATCCGCCAACCATTGCGTGGTCATGAAGGGGTATGCCTTCATTTGCAGCCATTGGTTGTACATTGCGTCTTTGCCGGCCTGCTCTGTTTGTTGTTGCAGCGTGCCTGCGCCGAGTTGCGACTCGAGTCCCTGGTTGATGCTATTGTTAAGGTTTATACCCATCTGCGCTTGTGAATTACCAAGGTTTGTTAATCCAGAAGCATTGTTCGCCAATTGCTGAGAAGCAGCCAATTGACGTTGCAGATCTTGCTGTTGCTGGGCTTGTTGCGCAGTGTAATTTTGATATTGCTGCGTACCGATTGCGGCTTCTTGCTGACCGGCAGCCAGTTGACGTTGTAGATCAGATTGCTGAAGAGATCCGGCTTGAGAGCCGATCTGACCAAGGCCTTGGCCTGCTTGAATAGCACGCTGAAGATCTGCTTGGTTCTGTCCACGCTGACCAACGGCCGTGCTTAACGCCTGGCTGTAGTTTTGATTTTCTAATCCGCCAAGCACATTCGCATTTGCGAGCTCTTGTTGCTGTGCAAGGTTAGCCGCCGCAATGCCGGCGCGATCGCCGCCAAATCCACCACTTTCGATCGCATTGCCCAACGCGCCAGACATCGCCTGATTGTTTTGCTGACTAAGCAATCCCATCGTGGAGTTGATGACGTCGTTTTGGTACGGCGACAGATATTGGTTGATGTCCTGCGCACTGACTTGGTTTGTGCCTTGGCCACCATAACCGATTAGCCCAGCACCGCTTTGAAGATAGGGGTTTGCAACATCATAGCCGCCAGGAGCTGACGCAGCATCAGCCGTCAGATTCATTGCATTGTTGTAATAGGGGCTCGCAATATTTGTTGCGCCATAATTTGCGACAACGCCATTTCCTGCCGCCGTCGCTTGATCGCTCGATGCGCCATATAGATTCGAGGCGCTACCAAGAGATCCCATGCCCTGGTTCGTGTAGGGCTGCGCAGTATAGATATTGTTATCGAGCCCCTGGATAGCAGAATTCTGCGTATCGTTGATCTGCGCAACAAAGCCATCAGGCGTATTGCTATAGTTCTCCCACGGGGTAGAAGCCGCCTTCTGCGCCAGAGGGTTAATCGAGCGATACATATCCAAAACTTCAGCGGGTGGCGTCACTGTGGACGTACCGTTGAAGCTTGTCATTGATGCGCCTTGTTGGCCCCCACCGCCGCCACCTGCACCCATACCCATAGCGATAATCCCTTTATTCTGCCGCAGCTAAAGCGGGAGCTTCTTCGGTTGCAGGGGCAAAACCATCTTTGTGATGCTGTCGCCCGTACAAGAAAAACGCGCCTGCTTGCGGTCCAAAGAAATGCTCGTACATGCGAGCTTTTCCGCGAAAGCCAATTGCCGTTGATATGCCGACAGCAAGAGGCATTTGCATTTCATCAGATACTTTCTTGGCAAACTCGATCAGCTTTCCAGCGCGAGACTTGATACCAAGCGATCTGCCGCCACGACGATATTCAGGACGCACATAGACAATGCGCTCTTCCAGAAATTCTTCGTCGCTGTACCAGAGGTTTGTGATCTTCAGGACGATACCACCCTCGATGCGCTGCCCCGGCTTTCCGATGACGCCAATAATGCCAGACTGCCGATGCAGCGCAGGCCAGATATCGAGCAAAAGCTTTTCAGGATTTGCTTTCGCAATTCCGATCTCATCATTTGCAGCTATGCCCATCTCCATGAGTTGATGGACATCTTCAGGTGTTGCTACACGCACTTTGAATTCGTCAGACATGGTTGCCCCACTAATCCCGTTTAGGTCCAGGCAGTTTCTTTAGAGTCTGGATCGTCTTCTCCCGATACTTCACGACAAAGCCATCGAGCGTATTGTGACCCGCCTCTAAATCACCGCCGCCTATTCTATTAGCGATTGTTTGAGGTGCGAGGATGTACTCGCCCCCAGCGACAACAACTTCTGTTACGTCGTCCCCTATTTTCTTCTGCTTTCCGAAAAACTTGTTAAGCAGCTCAAACCCAGCAATCGTATTCCCCTCTCCAAGACCTGAAACAACATCAGCGGTTAGGACATAAGATCCAGCCGGCACATTGATCGGCAGATGATCTGTCCTTCCGCACACGTTGCTTGGTATGGGACCAACCCAGACCTTGTTAGAGTTAACAATCATCATCAGTCTTTCGAATAGGTCACTGTTACGGCCTGATCTTTGCCAGGAGCAACGACAAGACCGTTCGTGAAGCGAAACGAAGCTTGGTAGATCCCTTGCGTATTAAGGATCGCCTTTAGTCGCGCGCTTGGATTGAGATTTTCGACTGTGGCAGCGTCATAAATGAATCCGGCATCTGTCCCTGCATCGACCACAGAAACAGACACAAGGTTTCCAGAACCAGTACAAACAACCGTTGGCACTGAAATGCATGAAGACGAAACGTCGCCATAGCCTTTGCGCTGGTAATCATTCCACGATTGATTCAAGAGACTTGTCGCAACGACAAGATTCTTCTGCGATGTGAGAAAATCAGCTTGTGACGCCATCAGAACTTCCCATCTTGAATTGCGCGGTACCGCAATGCGCCGATACGCCAGAACGCTTGCGTGTTTTGTGGGCCATCGACCTCGTTGATCTCAATTGCAACAAGACGGCCTCTAAATCTTGGCGTGAGATATTCTGTTGTTTTATCGAACGGCATCGGACCAAATATCTTTGGTGTATCGCCAGGGTAATCAGTGACCCAGAACGTGATATTCAGGTTTGCAGCCGTTGAACCTTCGTCAAATCCCCATTTGAAATCGGGCCAAACCTGATCGAGGAAGATCTTGAACTCGCCTTCGCCTACCTGGGCATAACCCGTCTTGAAAAATGACGGCATATTTTGGCCGTCTGCATCGAGCGCGGTCTCATGCTGGTAAATGAACTTATCTGCGCCTGCGCCAATTGGCGGACCGAATACTGACTGATTGATCCACGCGGTACGATCGAGAACGCCGTAATCCCAGCATTGCAGAACAGTGTTATATTTGACGTAGCGACTATTTTCACCGCTCGACAATGTCGTCGGGTAGTACCACATCACCTCGTTGAAATTGGAATTCGCAGCAAAGCGGATCTTATCGACGTTATCCAGATCCATGTCTTGGAAAATCACGTCCCATATCGGGCATGGCAAAGGCGTCGGGCCTTCACTGCCAAGAACGAAGAATTGAGATTGTGACATCCAGTAAACAGCGCCGCCAAGAGATCCGGCCGCTCTACGCGAGATCAAACCGCAGCCCGTACCAATTTCTGTGAAACTATAGACGTACGGCAGACCAATGTACTGCATCGACCACAATGCAATATCGGTCCAGATCAGAGCTTGTTGCGGACCTTGGATGCCGCCGACAATCTTTGAGCCTTTTGATATGCGATAGCTACCAGCCTGATTTGTTACTGTGGCTGACCAGGTCGTATAATCATTAACGTCGCACCAACGTACAAGCAGCGGATCTTTAATACCGGTAAAGGAGCTCCCCCAGGCAACGATCTGACGTTGAGGCATCGCGACGAAGCAACCGTCATTAACGAGCGGACCTTGTGAAATAACAGCCGCTGTCGCCTGGTTAGCGATAGGAGACCACTGAAAGATAGGTCCACCTTCTGGACAGGCGATGAGAATCTCGCCCCAGTTATCCAATGACCAGCTTGTCGCTGTAACGGGGATCTCTATCTTTGGCGTCGGCGGAACAATTGCGCCAATACCATAACCGCCAACACCGTACCCACCGAGACCGTAGCCGGCCTGAACAGGGACAACATAAGCAGAGTTGAAATACTGATATATCGGGCGACCGAGATTAAGAACGGTGTCCTTAACGAATAGCACGCCAATAGACGTGATCGAGCCTGTGACGGTCGTGTCTATCTCTACGCTGTAGTATCCAGCGCCTGTGACCTTCCATTCGCCGTTATAAGCATTCGGTACGAACGAAGACAGGTAGATCGTATCGCCGACATTGGCGTTATAGGGAGAGCTATACGCAATCTCCAGCTTCTTACCGTCACCGCCCTGGGACTTGTAGAAATAGCCAGTATCAGTCTCGAAATTCCAATTGTTGGTGGATGCTACGGTGAAGAAAAACTCGCCAACTGATGTGACTGTATATTCTCCATCCAAGCTTGGCTCTGAATCCTGCACGCGGATCTTGTCGCCAACATCGACGCCATAGGGTGCAGATAGATGAAAATATGCGTTCTGACCGTCACTGGATAAGCTTAATGGGCGGCATGCCAGGGTTGACGTCGTTGCAACATTAGACGCGGTGATCGTAAACGTGTTGACGGGATCATTAACGTCAAGCAGCGAGACAATATAGTTGCCGTAAAGGCTAACGGTGCCGGCATATACAGGTACGATAATTGGAAATGTATCCCCTTCCGCATAGCCGTGATTAGGCAATGTCACGGTCACATAGGGAGAGCCAATCGCGAAGTCGAAGATAGGCAAAACGCCGCCACCGCCAACGGTCGCCGTTGCAGGCTTTGGATTTCCTAGCACGTCCACAGAAACGATGCTGTAATGCGTCGCATCGACATACGTGACATCGTATGCGCCAAACAGAACAATGCCGCCAACGCTGATATGCGTCTTGATGTAGACAGAGTCGCCCGTCTTTACCTGAATTTCCTTGTCTTCAATGATACAGATAGGAGATCCGCCGGTCGTCGATATATGCACATAAGGCTCGGTGAACTGATAGCCTGGCGTAATATCGGCCAATGAACCGTTCGTTATTACCGACAATGACGTGCCGATAAAGACTGAGCCCAGCGTCGTGCATGCGCCTGTATAGGTCGTATCAACGGCTAAATAGCCCTGCGTCGATACAAGCACACGATGAACACCATTTAGCGCTTCTGGCTGAAAGCCATTCAACGTGACATATGCACCGGTCTGAAAGTAGTTCTCAGGAGCCGTGTAAGTGATGATAATTTCTGCGCCATTGGCGTATGCCGTGTCAGCATTGACGAAATTTGTCTGACCACCGCAAGCAAGATGCTGCCCATCGTTTGTATCTTGCCAGGCCCAAAGCGTACGCGTGATCGTGCTTAAGCTGCCCGTGAAGAACTTTTTCCACCCACCAAGCTTTTGAACAAGACCCAATCCCTGATTGTCAGGCACAAAACGGATCAGGTTTGACTCGGATAGCTGCGTCTCGTTGAGCGCAGGCGTCCTGTTTCTGTTTACGCCAGGAACAAATTTGAGCGTAGCGTGGGACATTTATTATCCCCGCGACGGTGTTGATACTGGATATATCGACTTATCGGACCAGGCAGCGGCCTCGAACTTTTTGCGCGCCTCTTCCATCATCGCCGCTTTCATCGCTGTCTGGTACAGCGTCTCATAATTGACCGGCATTTGCGGATCATTGGCGGCATTCGATGAAAAGTTACGCTGATAGCCGCTGACGTAGATCATTGCGGCATTGATCATAAGATCAGGCAGGAATTGACTGATAAACGTGGTCGGATTCGTTGTCGAAAGGCTGTCCGGCCGGATCGTGCCAACGATCTCAAGCTTGTACGGTGCGTCTGGATACGGACCAACGATGAAGGACAGATTGCCCTTCGCCTCGCCTACAGGTGCAAAATACTTTGGCAATCCGACGTATCTGGAATCACCGCATGTGGCGTCGATAAATTCTCGCGTCGCTGCCAGTAACGGTACGCGTATGCCGTTATCAGGCCCTGTCGCTGACGATGGCGCGATGACGTTGATCTGTTCTGGAACGACAAAGGTACCGGCAGGAATCGTGATCTGCCGATTATTAGCCGTCAGGGCAAAAGACGTGTTCGCGACAGACGTGAAAAGTAGGTCCAGCTCGCGATATATGCGATTCTCGGCATAGGTTATCGCTTGCGGCAAAATCGCAAGGAAATTGGCGTCTCCAGATGAAACGACAGCCAATGTCGATATCTGATTGACGAATCCCTGATAGTTTAATCCCGCTGTCATTCAGCGACGTGGTTAGATACGCAGTTACACGTTGAACAGATAGATAAAACTTGTACCGTAAGTCACCGCGTTTGTAACCATCTAGGCTACTTTCCGTCCCTTTTATTGGGCGTAGGGGCCGGCTTGGTGATTCCTTGCGGGAATTCCAATTGCGGAAAAGCTTCCTTGTCTAAAGGCTTGTCACGGCACTTCAGCGCCATCTCGATCATGCGATCGTAGAGCTCCGCGCGCTGCAAGTCTCTCGCGGCAATGTATGCGTAGATTCTCGCGTCGTTATACATCATATAATAACCCAAGCCGCCCAAAATGATTAGAAGCAAGAGGACCATAGCGATTAATGTTGGGTTCACCTTGTAGGCATCGAACACCCTGTTAGCGACAGTCGTTACCGTCCCGCTGTCCCGATAAATGGTTTCTTGGGTGTATCTAGGCTCACGTCTTGGTGGAGGCGGTTTATCCAAGCCTCTCATCCCTGTCATAGTCAGCGTCAGCAAAAGCTAGCCCAGATTGCGCGCCATACTCGTCATGCAGTTCATCCATGGGGTCTAGCTCTGCGACTTGCTGTTCATCGTCAGGGAACACAATTGCGATAATCTCCTCCCGAACAGCATCATCCTGTAAAGCAAGCTTCAACATAGCTATGAACTCGGCGCTTGCTACGTCCGGCATTGGCGGAGCAATAGGCTCCTGCCGTTCAGCCGCAATCAGCGCAGCGCGGAACTTCTCCGCATAGCCAGCAATTAATTGAGCGCGGTCTGTGCCGTTAATGATACGGCGCGCATTAACATAATCCCTGCGGCCTTTACCGATATAATCTGACAGCCGCTTACCAGTAAACGCGCCAGTGACCATGCCCTCAAACGTGGCGCGCAAAGCAATCGGCCAAGACAGGCCATCATCAATCGAGTTAATGCCCCATCGCTTCCAGTTTGCCGCCCACGTTATCTGAATGAGGCCGACACCGATATGTGGAAAATATTTTTTGCTTCGTAAATATCTTTCGCCGCCACCTTCTTTGACAGGCCGCATAACCTTGCCTGTCTCATGGTAGATGGTCGCTAACACATACGCCATTTCATCAAGCGGCATACGCGGCCAATTCTCTTGCCAATAAGCAATTATCTTTTCCATCCCATCGACCTGACCCTTAGTCAGACCGTTAGGAAATAACGTCTTACGGACAGCGGAAAAGAAGACGGCGAGATCAATCATTCCGCAGCCTCAGATACGTCCATCTCGCCAAGATACCAGCGCATATTCTCTTTTAGGCGCTCGTCATCCGGCGATAGATCTATTGCGATCTGGCCTTGCTTTAAGGCCTCGTCTTTCATGCCGATGTACCATGCAGATAGAGCAGCATAGTCGTGCGGCTTAGACCCCCAGGACTCTGGATCGCTTGTGTAGACTTTATCGCGCTCTACGATCGACAGAGCTCTCGTTGCAGCGCTGTAGCACTCAGCCCAGCGACCGCTTGCATAATACAGTCCTGCAAGCGCAATCCACGGTTCACGCGTGCATGGAGCCTCTGCGCAAGCGCGCAGATACGACTCTTCTGCCTTCCAGGTCATACGCAGATGCTCGTAACATTTTCCCATCACGCGGTACGCAAAGCACCGCTCATTCGCCCAATCAGCTTTTGGCAAAGCAAGATAGCGATTGCAGGCGTCGATTGACTCTTGCCAGCGGTAATTAAATGACAGCTCACGCGCGTAGTAGAACGCGTTTCTAGGGCAATCTGGATCCTCTTTGACGGAGAGCTCCAGCAAATCCATGTAGTAACCGCGACTCTTCGTATTGTCCGGCAAATGCGCCACAAGAAGCTGATGCGTTTCTGCCCAGACCTCCGTGATCCGTGCATCTGGTACGGGATATTCGTGACAGGGGTGATGCCAGTAATAGCCATGACGCGCATGGATCTTCTCGTAAAGGAACTTAATCCCCTTACCCCAATCATACATATAGCGCAGGCGCGTTGTCCCATCGACCCAGACGCGCTCGATCTCTTCACGCCATCCAGGCTCTAGCACCTCGTCAAGATCAAGGGAGACGCAAATATCAATGTCGCCGGGCACAAGAGCCAAAGCAGCATTACGAGCGTGATCAAAGCGCCAAGGTGTAATACAGATGATCTGCACTGTCGCACCGCATTCTCTTGCGCGCGCAACCGTCCCATCCGTAGAACCCGTGTCCGCAATGAGGATAACATCTGCTCCCTTTGCTGATGTGACAAATCGCTCAACAAACTGCTCCTCGTTCTTTGATATGGCGTAAACGCAGATCTTCAGCTTCTTGTCAGTCATCACTGCATCCATGTTATCAGCGCATAACGTCGGCCTTTTGTTATCGGCAGAACTTCATGCGGGTATTGAAAGCTCGATGGGAAAACCAGGCAGTCGCCGACACCAAGGCGATAACTCAGCTTCCGATCAAAGAAAGCAAACTCTCCACCTTCAAACTCATCATTCAGCGTAAACGCGATCGTCAGAATCCGTGGCGTCCTAGCCGTGCTATCAACATGCTGCGTGAACTTTCCGCCCACATCATAACGTAGCAAGTCGTAACCTGTATCCCTTGAGCACTTTGCGTATTTGAACTTGTCGTAATAGGTCTGAAATACGCTTGATACGATCGTCATCACACGCTGATCAAGCTCTTTCCGTTTTGCGCTTTCCTGCAAAACCTCCGGCACAGATATTGGTATGCGATCGCATTTACGGACGTCGTCAGAGGCGTAAACATCGACCCCCTTTTCCGCGTTACCAACCTCGATCTTTGACGCTTCCCATAAGTTAGAGGGACCATATTCATTGATGAGCTCGATGCATAAAGACTCTGGCATGCAACGATCTAATTTGACGATATAGTCCTCTATCTTGGTCACGCTCATTCTTTCATTTTGACGGCTCACTTAGGTAAACCGTAAATCCATGACCGTCTTTCGACGCAGGATTAACTGATGGCGCTGGAGGGAGCTCTTCAGCATAAGCTTCGTCCGTACCATCAACCAAGATCTTCTGCGCTTTGGCCATGATACTTGTTACTGTTTGGGACCACTGTTTCAAGGCAAACTGACTGTCAGGCACAATATTATCCCAAACGCCCTGCGCGAAATAAAACGCATGCTCATTCAGCGCGTACGATGCTTTGAGCATTGTGCGTGTCGTAATCTCGCTCGGCGTTGGCGGCTCTGGTGGCGGTGGTGGTGGAGATACAACCCACTCTAATTCGTTCCAATGCGCTGAATATCCTTCTGGGATAATCGGCCTTGTTGGAACGATGTTCTTTCTTATAGGACCAATCTCCCATGCAGTACCGTTCCACTCAGCGACGTGACCGGCAGGAGCATTTGGTGGATTAGGAATAGCAGTCATTTTATCACCCTAAATATTGAGCAAAGATCAGTGCGACGTATGGAGGCATGTAATCCTGTCCACCGCCTTCTGAGTTGATGATTGCAGTGTAAGAATGCGTATGACCCTGATTGATATCGCCTGTCGTACCAGAGACGCTAACGGACCCACTAAACGTATGAGCGTGATCACCGACGCCCTCAATGCCAATGCCGGCATTGACGTTTTCGGTTCTGGTTCTGATGGCTTCAGGGTTAATCAGCCAGCCACCGCCGCCGCCGTTCGCGTTTGGACCTGTACCCAACACGCCGTGATCGTGACCGCCGCCTGATACACCGTGACTGTGAGCGCCGTCTGCGCTTGTCGTTCCACTAAATGGAATGCCGCCTTCGCCGAACGTATGCGTATGGCCATTACTTTGATCGCCTGTTTGGCCAGCCGAGCCGCCACCGTGATTATGCGATGGCATGTTTTCGACAGTGATCGTTGTTGAACCGCCACGCTGATCGAGCGAATATTTGCCCCCTGCGCAAACGATGAAGCGATCACGCAGATCGACAGTGCCATTCGTGCCGTCGCAGACCTTCCATCCGCTCGGCAGATATTGCGGACCAGCAAACATCGCGATCATGCCAACGATCGCTGGGCCTGGAATTCCGGTTGTTCCCGTAGGGCCGGTAGGTCCGATATCCCCTTGAATTCCTTGGCTTCCGGTAGGCCCGGTCGGTCCGTCGTTTCCATCGGGTCCAGGCGGTCCAGGGACAATTGACTGAGGACCGGTGGGGCCCGTCGCGCCGCGAGGTCCGGTCACGCCGACAGCAACAAGACCATCATCGTACCACTTCGTACCGTCAAAGATCCAAAGATGATTTGTGTCGGCAGTGATGTAACCATCAGCCTTGTCTGGCGAGCCAGGAAGGTTTGCGTATGTTGGAACGACACCTTGGAAATTGATGCCTTTACCGGCAGGCCCTTCAGGACCAGTTGGGCCGGTAACATTTGACGGATCTCCTTTAGGGCCGGTTGGTCCGGTGACAGAGTCGCCTTTTGGACCCATCGGTCCAGGTACGGTCGAGGCAGCGCCTTGTGGACCAGTAGGCCCGGTGGCGCCAGGAATTCCCTGCGGTCCGGTGATGATGCCAACATCAGCCCACCCAGAAGGATTAAGGCTGCTTACGCTGACATATTCAAACGTGTGACCTGTATTCGACGGTACGCTTGTACCTGTGTAGAGCAAGCCATCGCCGATAAGGAATTGTATGTCCGTTAAAGGCTTGCCTGGGCCATCAAAGTTTGCAGGAATTAAACCGTTTTGCGGCAAGCTTGATGGCGACGCATTCTGGAATGTTCCGCGAAGGTTTACAGTTTCGCCGGCTGCGCCTGTCGGGCCTTGTGGGCCAGGAATTGTTGATGCTGGACCTTGGGCGCCGGTCGGCCCTGTCGTTCCAAATGTTACTGGTCCGCTGTCATTCCACAGAGATCCGTCCCACAGATACAGATGATAGTTTGCGCGAACAACATATGCCCAGCCAACCTTTTCACCTGTTAATGGCAGATCATTAACGGTTGCGACTTCACCTTGATAAAGAAAGCCAGAATTCGGACCCGTTGGACCTTGTGGGCCTGTAATGCCGACAGATGACTTGCCGAGGTTTGTCCAACCGACAGGAACAGCGCCAATGCGCTTAATACGTCCCGCAGGAAATGGACCAATACCTTTGAACGCCCAAAGATCGCCCGTGTTCAGCGTAACGTATGCATCACCGTCGTATGCTTCCGCAGGCAATTCGTTTTCAGTATCGATAACGCCTTTGTAATTCATCGCAGCGCCGCGATCGCCAGTTGGCCCTTGTGGGCCTGAGCTTCCGGTCGGCCCGGTTATTGAATCCCCTTTTGGACCTGTAGGGCCCGTTGGTCCGTAACCAAGCGACGCAACCTGTTTTAGCTTTACCTGAACAGACGTGCCGCCTTGAACTGCTTCAATCGACTCATCACCGTTGATCGCTGTCACTAGCGGTAGTTGTGTAATCTGGACGTCGCTCATTTTATCTCACCTTGCTTAGTATTTGATGCACGCAAGCAGCTCGATGTTTTTTGGTCGCGCTTCACAAACTTGCGCGCATAAAGATCATTGCCGTTTTGCTGCGTGACACGATCAGCGCCGTCATTAGTGACGCGTGTGTCGCCTGTGCGTGTTTTTATGCCTGTAATCGGATCAACGACTGTTTGACCCTCGGTGATGCGATAGTCGTTGTTCATCGCATCCCAATTCGGTACGCGAGGGTTTCTGATCGGCACTGGATCCGCAGGTACGACAATGGTGCGCAATTGATGCTGTGGCTTGTCTTCACACGTCGCACATACCAGGAGACGCTTATTGATCAGACCTGCGCCTGCATAATCATGCTGAAACGTGAGATTTGCGTGGTTGTGCTGAAATCCGCAACGATCGCAGATAGCCAGCGCCTGCGGGTTAGATGCGCTTATACTTACATGCTTCCCCTGGCGTGATGCATAACCCATCAGAGCAACCTTCCAGTTTGTTGCATGAAATCTATCGGATCTTTATCTTTCTTCGATAGGTTGCAAAAAGCGCACAGCAATTGAAGATTACGCGCAACATTTAGCCCCCCTTTGCTTAGAGGGATGATGTGGTCGATGTGACCTTTTTTGCGCAGGCCTTTTGCACAGCAAGCACATTTGTCGAACTGCAAGGATCTTATTTTTTCGACATCGTCTACGGAAAACGTGCCAACTGATTTTGTCTTCCTGTTTGCTTGCCTGACCCTGCGCGACAACTTGTTCTGTTCGTGATTCTTGTAATACCAGCCAATCCACCTTTCACCGCGCACAGCCGCGTAAGATTCTTTGTTGCGCGCATAGTACGCGTTAGCTGCTTTCTTCCGGCTTTCAGGGTTCTTTTCCATCCATTCCCTGGCGCGCGTATTTGCGCACGCTCTGCACCGACCATTTGCGTACCGGTCTGTGTGCCCGTTTTTGCACGGTTTGATTGCCTCACATGCTATCTGGCTCATCTGTAGTACCCCGCTAATTGCGGTGTAATGTACGTGTTGCCGTCTTCAATGTTTTGCTCAGAGGCAATGTTGTAGGCTTCATCAGCCGCCTGCTTTAATGCAACCGCCTTATCT